CACCCATCACTACTGCTGTTACGGACAGTTTGACGCAATCCACGATACGGCATAGACGCTTCGACATAATCGATACAAGTAACTAGAAAATCAATCAAGAAGAAAATCAAGTAGAAAAAGAGGCGACTCTTTTTCATTGTCATTGTGACAACGAGAGGACATCTATTTTTATTTGCTACATAAAAATTGAAGGACGAGTCTCTCCTTATGAGAAACCAAACCCGCACCCGCTACGCCATCCCCGCCATCCAAGATGTCATACGCCTCCAAGAAGTACACGTTCGGAAAGAGCATCCCTCGCTCCAAAGAATCCATCGACGCCGAATGCGCACGAGTGCGTGCCGAGTGGAAACGCTACGAAGCCAACCGTGCCTTTCTAGATAAGGTCGCCGAAGGAGAGCGCGCCAGCCATGCAGCGCGGTTCAAAGAAGCACAAGCCAAGGAAGCCGCCAAGAAATACCCCTTTCAGGGGAGTACGTTCGATTCCATGTCGCACACCTTTCAGCCTCAGTTGGCGCCACGTTCCTGGGCGCTCGAGGAGCGTGAGCGACTCAAGATGCAGCAAGAAGAAAAACAGTAAGAAATAAGAAGAAACATACGAAGAAACACAAGAAGAAAATAAGTAGAAAAGAAAAAGAAAAGAGGGGCGACCCTTTTTTCTTAATGAAAAAAATTGAAACTACTGTAACTTCATATGAGAAACCAAACCCTCTACAAGCAATCCACGCAATCCAAGAAGATGTCATACTCCACTCCTTCCAGATCTTCCAAGAAGACAGCTCCTCGCATCGCCAAACTACTCGCAGAACACCGCGCCGAGAAACACGACACTGACGTGAAACGCCACCAAGCCAACGCCGCCTTGAAGGCGCAAGCCGAAGAAGCGAAATACTCCAAACCATACCCGTTTCAGGCATGCGCATTCGCTTACATCTTCTCTTATTTCGAGCCGCAGCTGACGGAGCCTTCCTGGCAGTAAGAGACGCAATACCAACTAAACAAGAAGAAAAAGCAGAAAACAAGAAGAAAAAAGAAAAGAGGGGCGACCCTTTTTTCTTAATGAAAAATTGAAACCCACGGGCGCCTTCATAGAAACCAAACCAGCATTCCACGATGTCACAGTACTCTTGCGTTGACCTCTCCCAAGTGACCGAAGCCGAACTGAAGGAAGCAAAGAACCAACTCTTGGCATCCGCCAAGGTCTACCACGCTCGCCAAGCCCTTATCGAATCAGAGCGACAGTTACAAATCCTTCTAGACAACAGCCGTGCCACCGAGAAAGGCAATCGCGACTTCACGCTTTGCCAGAGATGCGTCGTGGCGAGCCCTGAAGAACAAGTGCCAGAGACAGATTCCACGCCGCAGTAATAAGAAGAAACACAAGAAGAAAAAAGAAAAAGAAAAAAGGGGCAACCCGTTTTTCTTTTTCTAATAAAAAAATTGAAGCAGCGTGTCACCTTGATAGAAACCAAACCCGCTTGCCCATCCATGTCTGCTACTACTTCGTGCCGTCGTTCCGCCCGCATTGCTTCCATGACCACTCCCACCAAGTCGTCCGCTCCCTTGGTGTGCCCGCCGCCCCCCAAGAAGGAGACTGTCCACTCGGCCCTTGCCCAGTCGCTGGTGGCCGCGCTGGACACGGCGGCTCCTGAGGCCGACTACGCCGTTCGAAATACAATCCTCTTCCTCAAGGCGTGCGCTGACCCTGACGAGTTGACCGCCGAGGCCATCTCGTGGCTCACTCGCGTGTGCTGGGCGATTGAGGATTGCTACGAGTACAAAAAAAGACAGCTCACTGTCAACTGTGACAATGACGTGACGGATTCGATTCCTCTCGTCCTTGAACGCCTTCGGACTCTCACCACCGAGTCCAGGCAGCTGAATGAACGCTTTCGACAGCACGCGCACATCCCTCGCTCCCTCGTGAAGTTTGCCTGTTCCTTTGGCGCCGACATCAAGGAAGAACTTCGCTTCATCTAATCAAATCAACAAGTACATAAAAGAAAATGACGAAAAAAGAAAAAGGCGGCGGCTTTTTTCTTGAAATAAAATTGAAATCTGTTGCGGCCTTACTAGAAACCAAACCCGCGCAACCATCCAATCCATCAAGCAATCCATGTCCTTTCAAGCATCGCAAGCATCGCAAGCATCGCAAGCATCGCACGCATCCATGACCGACCTCGAATACGTACAGAACATGCCCGCTGCGCATCTTCTTCTTCAACAACGCGTGAACAAGCAACTCTGGCACGTGTGGAACCTCGCCGACCACAAGAGAGCCATCGAAGGCCCCTACTCCTTCGAGATGAACATCTACTCTCAACGAGTGAACATTCTACAGGGACGTGGGCATGTAGATGAGCAAGGGCCTCCTCCCTCACTTTCCCTGTGCTATTCCATCTGCTCACGCAGATGGAGACAGGAGCAAGAAGGCTATATGAACATCCGCATCGGCGACATCGTCTTCGCGAAGAACGGAACAGGCGTGTGGGACAAGAGTGGCGTTCTCATCACCTACGCATTGGAGCGCGTCGATGAGCCCCGCAGATGGAACAAATACTGCGTCCACCACCTGGCGTCCGAGCGCTTCGAAGATGTGATTCGAGAGCACACCGCAAACGACGCCGCGCCTGCTACTGCACCCGCTACTACGCCCGCTACTACCATCGCATCCTCGGACGACGAGGAGGAGAAGGACAATGAATAATCATTTGAATCCGCACAGGTACGAACAACATATACTACGAACTAAAAAATAAAAGAAAAAGAGGGGGCTACCCCTTTTTTCTTTTGTATTTGAAAAAAAAATTGAAGCCTGATACCGTCTTAGACAGAATCAAACCCACTTCCATTCCATTCCAAGATGTCCGACGAAGCTCGCTTTCAAACGACCATTCTCTTCCACGGCAACTGCATCGACGGCTGGTTCGCTGCCTACTTCGCCTACTGCCAGCTCAACCGATTTGGCGGGATTCAGATGTTCCCCATCGCGCCCTCGCAACCCAACACCTGGCCCGCGGCGGAAGTGATGGAAGGCACCGACGTGTGGCTCCTTGATGTGTCGGTGCCTGCCCACGTTCGCGAAGAATGGACCGAGGCTCGTGTGCGCTCCATCCAGTGTATCGACCATCACGCCACCGCCATCGAACAGTGGCCCGCCGATGCGTGCCCGATTCACACCGATCACTGCGCCGCCCTTCAAACGCACCAGTACTTCTACCCTGGTATGCCGATTCCCGCGTGGCTCCACTCCATCGACCGCGTGGACCGCTGGGTGGATGTCACCTACGAGGACCGCTGCCTTCGTGAGTTTCTCCATGAACTTGCGCGTCTGCCCGTTCAGCGCCGTCTAGCCGACGCCATCCACTTGACGAACTCCTTCATCTACAATATTACAGAGCATCCCGAGGCCTACGCATGGTACGTGAATGAAGGAGAGAAAGGCCTTCATATCAAGGATGGTCAGCTCTCGCGAATCATCGAATCCAAAGGAAATATCGTCACGATGGACGAGAAACTCATGGCTTCGTGGAAGCTGCCTTCAGCGTGGCTGGGACACAAGGTGTTCTTGATGAACACCACCGACGTGGTCTTGGATACGACCGAAGCATCCCACTTGGTGTTCACGAAACATACGGACATCAGCGTCTTCATCAACTACCGAACCAAGGTGTTCTACACCAAAGGACAACAGCATACGAGAAAATCCATGGTCGTCTACTCGGCGCGAAGCGCCGTTGCGCATGGCCTCAACCTGACCGAAGGCACCATCTTCAATGGACACCCCACTTCCGCTGGCGCTTCTCTCGTATGCGGCGAGGCGGTACACTTCCCCTTCCTCCTTGAATTCCTCTAAATAGACTCAATCATACTCAATAAAATAGATAGATAGATAGATAGAAAATCATAAAAATTGAAAAAGACGGCGGTTCTTTTTAATGGTATCCATGGAGTCCTTTCTTGAATCGTATCGCATCCCTTTTGCCCCGTTCCAAGAACTCGTCAATGCCACAAACTCCCTCGTGGCAGGTAGCGCAGCGCTGGCCCTTTACCTCCAACAACATGGGGTGGATCCAGGGTTTACGCCTGGAGACATGGACATCTGGGCAGAGGATACCCAAGAACTCGTGGGAGCGCGCGGAGCCTACCAACAACATGGCAATCTCTATCTCTTTTCCAACTTTCTGATTCAGAACGGATTTAACGTTACCATGAAGTGCGATCCCAGAGAGACCGACTACGAGAATCTTCACCGAATCACCCACATTTTCTCTTTCGTCAATCGAGACGGAAAAACGATACAACTCATCCTACTACAAGAGAAAAATCTATTCCATTACATCCAGGACAATTTTGACCTGACTCCTTGTATGACGTGGTGGAATTCGGATAACAATACATTTGAGACGACGTTGGAGAGTGAGACTCTTCGAAAGGACATGTGTTTCTATCCAACTCGAGACATCACCGAGCGTGAGATCGAACGCATCGAAAAATACAAAGCGCGTGGGTTTCGGCTGGTTAACCTTCCTTGTCCTAGTATCTACGATTGCGATGTGCGAGCAGATGTCTCGTGTTTGACAGGGCAACCCGCATTCGACCTCTTTGCCTACGAGGATGTTGACAGTGGCGCATTCTTACAAGATTCTAGTTGGCACATACTGATTCGTGTAGGAGAACAGTTTCAGGCGTTTCACCGAACCGCGCTCCTCGACTACTTGAAGGGGCATATGTCAGAATTTCAAGGAGAAAGACTCTACGAAACCCCTTTCAAGCAAACCATTCCTCATAGTGCTCTCATGTGGATTGAGTGGTCCGACTATTCCATCATGGAGCTTGTCCCTCAATATACCGTTCAAGATGGTCATACCGTTCGATCCATCCACGAGTGCTTCTTGTATACCGTGAAACAATGGGCAGAACTGCGACCTGGACACGTGGAGAGTTCGTCGCCTCCTGTCGTTGCTCATGTCGCACCAGCCATCCCACTTTATCACGACAATGTCTACTGGATGGACTGAATATCCTTATCATAAAAATGAAAATCGGAAAATAAAAAATTGAAGAAAGGAGGCGCCTTTTTTTCAGGTAACCACACTCATCCATGTCCTCCACGCCGTCCACGCTCATCCCTCTCTGGAAAGATTTCTCCTACTTTACCCATCAGGAGGATGGGATTCGTTGGATGTTGGAGAAAGAAAAAACGGGAACCTCGGTCCCCACACGCGACGGCAAAGACGTCGTGGTCGTTCGCGGCGGATTCCAGTGCGACGACATGGGTCTAGGGAAAACCATCCAAATTGCGGCCACCATGGTCAACCACGTCAAGAAGTCAACTCTCCTGATTGCGCCGCTGGCCATGATCGAGACATGGGCCGAAGTCTGCCAGCGGGCAGGAATGAAAGTCTATGAGGTCGTGAAAGGAGAATGGGTATTGCGTGTCGTGCCTTATGGTGAGGGTGCCATTCCGCGTCACTTCATGAAATGCCGCCCCACAGTGTACATCAGCAACTACGAGAAATTGTATCACAGCTTCTCGTTGTTCAGCCGAGGGTGGGATCGTGTCGTCCTTGATGAGGCCCACAAGATTCGTAACGGCAGCGGTCAAGTCGCCATCTATGCACGCAAGGTGATTGCGCCCATTCGTTGGGTCGTCACAGGAACTCCTCTCGTCAACTCGCCGAAGGACGTGGTGAGTCTCTTGGGATTCGTCGGCGTTCCCGTGTCGCCCTTGTGGTCATGGGAAGTGCGGTTAAACGATATCCTCCCCCAACTCGTCCTTCACCGCTCCTTGAACTCTCTTCGTGCCGTCATTAAGGGCGCGCCTCCTATCCCTGAAATTCATCAAGACATCCTTCCCTTTTCCACCGATGATGAGGACGACTTCTACCACGGCATCCAAAGTGCCACCGAATCCATGATGGCCAAGTATGGCAGCGAGCATCTCTCGCCGTTCGAGACCTTCAAGTTGCTTCTGCGTTTGCGACAGATTTCCGTTCACCCTCAAGTATATATCAATGCGAAGCGTCGTGAAACCCCTACCTACGCTCGTAAGAATTGGACGGCGCCCAGCACGAAAGTCGAGCGAGTGAAAAATATTATCAGCCAAGATACGACGGACAAAGTACACAAATATATCATCTTCTGCCAATTCATCGATGAGATGGCGTTGATGCGTGAGTCCCTCTTGGAGATGGTGAAAGACGCTAACATCCTGATGTATCACGGTGGCATGAACCAGGCGGAACGAACAGCGGTGCTTGCCACATCAAAGAAAACAACGGAGACAACCGTGTTATTGCTTCAGCTCCAAGCAGGCGGCGTGGGACTCAACCTCCAGGAATACGACCGCATCATCTTCGTTAGCCCGTGGTGGACCGCGGCGTTGATGGACCAGGCCATCGCGCGTGCCGTTCGAATGGGACAGACCGAAGTAGTCAAAGTATATCACTTACAGCTCGCCGCAGAAAAAGAGGCAACCATCAATATCGATACCATGATTAACTCGAAGGCATCCGAAAAACGAAAAATGCTCGAAAATATGTTCTTGATGTGTGAAAACTACTCTTCTTAAATGGTCCTTTTAGAAAATGTAATAGAAATGTTTTTTGTTTAGATAAAATTGAAGCATAAAGAAAGTTCTTATGTATAATCAACCATGTCTATCCAAGAAGCAACTCTACCTGCCAAGCGAAAGGGACCGCGTATTGCGCCCAAGAAATCAGTTGTCCCATTAGACGGGCATCCTATGGAGGCTACTAGTCTCTCAAAGGAAAAACGAACGAAAGCTGCTGCGAAGGCAAACGAAGATGCGGATGTGTCTGCTTTGATTGCTTTACTGAATCATGCTGAGTCGGTCAAAGGTCAAGAGATGCGGGACGCATTTAAGGCACGCTTTGGCCTGACAATTATTGGTGCGACACGCCACAAAACGATACAACAGGCAAAACAAACACGAGGCGGCGGTCGTTCGATTCACTATGATTTCGTTGTTCAACTGGCGGATGGAACAGAGCGAACGGTGGAACACAAAGGTGAAAAGGTTAAACACACCATTGATCTGTCGTTGCCGCCATGGACGGGTGGCGTACAATTCTACAATGGCGGTATGGAGAAATATCGTCTCTCGCAAAAATATGCCAGAGAGTGGCATCGGCAACTTATTGCATCAGCGATTCTTAGTGAGCGGTATGGACTCACTTCTCCTATTCCGTCGGTTGAGGAGTGGATTGCCAAAGATGCGAAGGTACAATCACTGGCAAAAACGCCGTTCGGGAAAGAGTTGAAAAAAGTGTATCAAGAGCGCGACGGATGTGAGAAAGGGAGCTTGAAAGCAGAGCGTGACGAATTCGTACAAGGATTTGAATGGAGCGAAGAAGATGTAACACACTTGGCAGAGGATGTCTTTCCGCTCATTCAATCCTCCTTTGCAGAGAAAGATGTCTGGCTTCAGATTGCGGGATCTGTAGAGAATGGAGACTTCAACTTTGCGTGGCGAGATCCGATTCGTATTCGGAAAGTAGAGCGTATTACCATTGAAAAAAAGAAAGATATCGAATTTACAGTGGAATGTGATGATGGTGTAGTTGTTCACGGTATTCTGCGATGGGGGTATGGAGCGGGTTTTAGCAACATACGAATTGATTTGAAATAATAATTACTCCTCCTCTTCATCATCCTCCTCTTCCTTATCGGTACGTTGTGGTACGTCTTTGTATATTATTTTTGGTAGGGACAAGACAACTTTCTCACACAGTCGTGGCGGAACCGCATTACCGATTTGTGTGATAATATCTTTTTCATTTCCTTGCCACGGATGATCGATAGGAAATCCTTGAATTTGTGCGAGTTCATTGATAGAAAGGCAGCGCACCCAATACTTGTTTTGCGCTTGATTATACAATCCCACAAAGAGGCGTGGGCACACTCCATACGTACAGATAATCGTCTTCGACGCTTTATCTGGGTCCAAAATCTGTCCATGATATCCGCTCTTCCGAACGCCAAACGAAATCAGGCCTCCTTCCACCACCAGTGATGAATCATCGCCGTCCTTCTCTTTTTCTTTGGTGGAACGATTTCGAATGCCTCCCGCAAGACGCAGAAGGTTCGGATGCGGCGTCCCCTTTGCTTCCGTTTCTGTCGTTGTGATCCAGTAATGCGGCGATGCTTCCTGTGGAAGGCCCTGTGGCGGAAATTCTACTGCGCCTTCCAGATGCGTTTCCAAGAAGGATCTGATATTGTCATGTTTCACAGAGGTGGGTTCTACCAAGTCGTCCCATGGCATATGCGGGTATCCCTTCTCCGCTTTTGTACCCACAATGATGAGTCGCTTACGTTCTTGTGGGACACCTGCGTCTGTTGCTTTCAGGACACGATACGTAATGTGATATCCGATTCCTGCGAACAAGTCTCGAATGATATCAATCACTGGACGGATCTCGCCTGTAGTCGGATCTTTTCCGCTACGCGATAGCAGTCCCAACACATTTTCACCAATGATGTACTGCGGTTGGATCAGACGCGCAGCCCTTACAAATTGATGGACGAGTTCGTTTCGCGGATCATCCATTTTCTTCTTGCCTCCATGTGAAAAGCCCTGGCAATTATGAACAATCGCATTTTGTACGATATAACTGTTATCGGTCTCTACTTCGAAATTATAGACAGGTTCCTTTTCTACAAGGCGAGATGCGATCATAAATGGCGCATACCACGCGTACTGCCCTTCAATGAAGGATGATTCATCATTGGTGTCATGTTGACGTACATGATACATGTCATCTGTTTTTTCTACTTCTGATAGAATACCGAGTTTCAAATACAATCGTTGAAGATCATACGCGAGATGGAGAGAGGATGTTGAAATCGGTAGATCGTTCGTATATCCCTTCAAATACATTTTAATCAAATGAAGGGGTGCGTCATGAACCCAGTCAGGTATTCTTTCAGACGATCCATCTGATGGTGAATAAAAGGGTCGATCGATTTCTTTCTGATTGATTACCATGCCCACATAGTGATCAAACGTTAGCTCTGAGACTTTCTTCCATTCAGGCGCTTCGTAATGGATATCGTACTTATTCTCCTCGCTGTTCCACTGCTTGACCTTCTTGCGAACATAGAACGGATGCTCTTCCGTTGCCGAGATGAATTCTGGATGATATTTTAATTTCAGGTCATACATCGCTCCTGTATAGCTCTTTTGTTGGATATTAACAATCTTTTGAAATGTACCTGTATGAGTAAGAAGCGTATCAGTAATCTGGACCGTTTGAATCTCTTTGTATCCTGTATTCGTAAGTACAAGTGTACCCTTCACAAAGCAAGGGAACCCCGCAAAGAGAACGTTGATTTTATTCTGATACGTCAAGAACACCTCATCAGGGATTTTATTGATGTCCGTGGATTCGGTTTCTGGGTCAACGAGCAAAGGACAATCAGGAAACGCCACCAAGTGTGTCGCAATGGCCGGCTTTTTGAACTCTGAAAAGGCACGAACGGTGTATCCTCCTCGTTTCATTCCCAGCGAATCACCGCCTGCGCCGCTGAAGAGTGACATGGAATATTTAGCAATGCGTGGACCCTTTTTCGACATGTGTGCCTTATTTTATGTGGGTATCAGGGTCAATTTTTACTATGAAAAAATTGAAACCCGCCTGTGCAGAGGAGGGTTTAAAAAAATTGAAAGCGCATCGGTGTGTGAAGAGAGACACCATGACCTATCAGACCCGCTACAAGATCGCACAATCGAAAATGGAGGAAGCCGCACAAACTCTTCTTGAGCTTTCCCAATCAGAGGACCTTCCACCTTATACTCCAACACTCCAGCGCACCTTGTCGCATGAGGATGAGGCCTACGCACGCACCATGGAGATTGCGCCACAGACGAAACCTGGCGACACGATTCTGATGAACTTCTTCATCGATTCATACCAGCACGCCACCGTGAAATATATGAAAAACGAAAACAATATCATGGTGATTCACACGATTAGCGCGCAGCGTGATGAGATCCAGATTCCATGGACGTACGAGGTCACCGACTTTCCATTCAACTAAATCCGTTATACACCCTGTTATGTCATATAAAAATTGAAAATAGAACTATCTTCTATTTTTGTTACAACCATGGATTACAAGACTACGATCATTCAAGCCCTCGATGTTATGCGGAAGCGGGATCTGGCAGACAAACAGCCCTTCAAGGCGCGCGCCTATCAAACCGTCATTACACAACTGAAACAATTACATACTCCCGTGACGTCGTTTCAGGATGTCGCCGCTTTTAAAGGAATGGGAGAGACAATCGGTAAGAAAATCAAAGAAATTCTGGAGACGGGTCATCTTCGTTCTGCTGACCGAGCCAGAGAGCTCTATCCCATCGATGCTCTAGATGCGTTCCAAAACATCTATGGTGTCGGTCCCGCGAAAGCAACCGATCTAACAAAACAAGGATTTCGAAGCATCGCAGAACTCCGTCATGCGGTGGCGCATACGCCCGCCCTCTTGAATGACAAACAAAAGATCGGTTTGAAATATTACGAGCAGTTGCTGGAACGAATTCCTCGCGAGGAGATGCTCGAACACCAAGACATTCTTCTTCGTTCTCTTCAGCCGTTTACTGCCGAAATAGTGGGCAGTTTTCGCAGAGGTCTGCCTACCTCAGGAGACATCGATGTTCTCATTCGCGTACCATCAGGAATGACTCCCGCTGCTTCAAAACAACACTTGGCACAGTTCGTTGATACATTGAAAAAGGCGAATTATATCGAAGAAGTTCTGGCGATTGGAGAACACAAGTGTATGGCGATTTGCCGTCGTGACGGATCGTCTGTCGCACGCCGTTTGGATTTACTGATGACACCTGAAGAAGAATATGCCTACTCCATTCTATACTTCACAGGCTCAGATCGATTTAACGTGGCCTTTCGACAACATGCGCTAAATAGGGGATATACATTGAATGAACACGCTCTAGTTGTTAAGAATCCAGAGATTGGCATAAAACCAGTTCCTATGATGAATTCAGAGCAAGATATTTTCCGCTTTCTGAGACTCCGATACGTCTCTCCCTCCGCACGTGTAGATGGGCAACAGGTTGTATTATCAAGAGGTCCAAAAATCGCACCTAATCATATGTAAAGGTACAATACATAAAAAAGACAAGAAGTAGGGGATGAGATATGTCGCATTCGATCTAGATCAAACATTAGCAGATGTAACATTAATTCATCTTTTTTTACTGTCTTTAACGATGCGACATTATCTAGAAGAACACAAACCCTACATGGTAGCCTATTTTCCAACCGAACTAGAAGAACAATTAAAAAAGGCCTATCAACTGTTTGTGAACCGCATTGCGATGGAAGAAAGGTCAATGCGTCCATTGGGAATTGTTCGTCCTGGAATGATCGGTATCATGCGACAGATCCATAAAATGAAATCGGCCATAAAAGGTGTAGTCATTTACAGTAATAATAGATACCTTCCTAGTTTAGTATTGGTACAGGACATTATTCACCGTGCGGTCGGGTATCCGATCATCGATTCATGTATTCATTGGCATCATCCGTGTAGACAATCCGATCACGAAACACAGCCTTCCATTACAAAATCGTGGGGTACGCTGAAAGCGGTCTTGATCGATCAAGGCGCGCCATTCGATCTCTCGCCCGATCGCGTTTTGTTTTTCGATGATCAAGATCACATCCAACTTCAATCTGCCCTTCAGACCAATTATTATAAGGTTCAAATATACCAAACACATAATTCATTTGATCGGATTGCAGCGATCTATATCAAGTGTCTGGAGGAAGCAAAGGTGAACATGTATTATGTGTATTTATATCTCGCTGAAATCATGGAGGAAAAATTAACCCCAGTTGATCCATCTTGTTTTGTCTCAAGTGATCTGATCCGTTTGATCCAAAAAGGGACGGAACAAAACTATCCGCCCATGCGTACCTACGATCATGGAATTCGAATCATACGACATGCGATACAGGATATGATGATCCAAGAACACGTAATCCGTGGCGGAAAAAGACGAACTCATCGAAATCATAGACATACAATAAAGAGGCAATGAATAGAGGGATGAATCGGTTTGCTATTTTGATATTACTTTTGCTTGTATTACTTTTTGTACGCTCCACACAATACAAAGAGCATTTTGTCGATGATAGATGTGCGGACTATGATACATGTGTATCCTGTGCGAATAAATCAAATTGTACATGGTGCTCGACCAGTAAGAAATGTCTGACGAAGGATGAAATCGGAAGAAATGATTCACTCTGTAACCAGATGAATTTGGTATATGTTCCATCCATGTGCCGCGCGGAGCCTGCGAAAAAAGCAGCGAATTTAGCCATACACAATTCGGATATGGAGAACAATCCGTTATATCGCAATCAAATCGCGGATAAAACCGCTCCTCCGATGGTTTGTTTAAATGAGGATATGTCGTATTCTCCGGAGACGATCATGGCAAATGTAAGTGATTTACGTAATGAAGTACACAATCTGATGCAGCGAATGTAATGTATGTCACAGTGAACAATGTTCAATAAGAGATACATAGAGTAATAGCGATTTAATTGGAAGAGGGATCCGCGACTGGGACTGACTCGACAGGAGCAGCCGCACGCAATTCATCTGACGTATTCGGATAGATCTTCTTCAATTCCTCATACAGAATCTCATAGATATTGCTATTAAGTTGTTCTGACATAAGGTTAACATTAACTGACTTCAGATCAATGAATGACTTGCCCACTTCGCGCGCCGCCTGATCCCAGAAAATGCGATAGTTGGCGCGTACGCTATAATTACGATCTGATGATGATGGAAGAGTCTGGCCGGGCATAGGGTATGGCATACCTGAAGAATTCTGAACCAAATAGATGGTCTCGGTCGCAAAAGAAATATAGGTACCAGCTTTCTGAACACCGTTAGAGCACTCGTATACGTCGTTGTTGATAATACCCATTCTAATAAAAGAAAGAAGAAAAGTTTTAAGTTGCTATTAAAATGTAAAAAATTGATATGTGATTGATATGATACATCAATCACCATCCTCATTCATTCATGTCTATCTCCCGCACTCATACACTTGATACCATCTCCGAGATTATCATGCCGAACGGTCATGTTACCCGAAAGCTCGATTTCCTTGGCACAATTCGGGTGTATGGGCAGCACTATTTCAACGTGTGGCGACGATACAACAATGTATATGAAATTGTGATCGAGGACTTTGCAGGTGATTTTCACTTTCACAAGGATTATACCATTCGCGAATCCATTCAAAAAGTACTGTGCCTGTCAGATGAACAGATTCGTCGAGTGTATACCATTGATGCGATTTCCTTCAAACACCGCGCGGATGTATCAGAAGATGTTACTTCCATGCGCTGGACGGAAATCGAACATCGTTGGTACGCACTGGACATGAATGTGGGTGGAATTCTTCACGACTTTCATCGTATTTCAAACGATGATGACATGAAGGAAGAAGTAGAACAGGCGCCCCAAACAGACGGCGGATTCTTCGAGCCAACCTGGCAACACGCGACAAACAACGTCGTCATTGAACCATCTGCCACATCGATTCCATTAACCGAACGCTTTTCCGAACTTACTGGCTTTTCCGACGTAAGCGGATATACCGTGTTGCGCAATGGAAACAAAATCGCTAAGCCTCAGCACGGATAAGATTACTTCCGCACAATACAATACAACATCGTCGGATTAATCAAATTAAACTCTAAATCGAAAAAATCCGCTTCGCACCATTTGTCCGCATATTCAAGCGATTTCTCTTCAAAGAGAGTACTATAATCAAAAATGGAAATCCCAGAATAATAACACGCCGAACGAAACTGGCACTCTGCGTTAAACCAATAATCATCCGCAGCGGGAGACCGAGGAAGACCATACATCGTTCCCAAGGATGGAATCATGAAAAATAAATTACGTCGAATCACATACAAATTATTTTTTCGTATGGTAAGAATGTATCGACCCTGCTTCAGATATTGATTAAGAGCCGTTTCATACGGTATATTCGTGACGCCGATCGGCGGGCGATCCGCATCGTTCAATACATAATCTGCAAAGATGCGTGTCATATTTGGAATCGTCGTATCCGATATCACTGTGGCCATAAAATACTGAAGAAGACTGCGTTCCGTTACTTCGATGTTGGATCGTGTCATTTCCTCTTTGATTCGTTCCACACGGGTGGCCACCTCTGTATCTGTCCAAGTCAGCCAGTGGAAATCGACCGGTTTAGCATAAATCGAATCGGTTCTTGCGCGAACCAGGTAATCGTATTGAAATCCGTTCGTTTGTTCATACAGACATACCTTCATATGCGCCAGCTGTAGTTGAAAATATTCAATCATCGAACCGCTGTTTCGAAGATAATTTTTCCAGCCATTATCCAGTTGAATATTTTGTAGAATCGTATCACGATGCGCAACCCATTCAGGATGTGCCGCCAATGAGAACCATTCAATCGATTTCATATGATGGCCCATTTGTTCGGTAAACCAGGCCGTCCATTCTTCGTTGGGCTGCTGGGTATCGTTTTGAACGCATACAAATACATCGACGTTGTCACGAAGAACGTTCTGTTTAAAATACCGAATGGTCTTTTTAACGGTACGAAGGGCACCCGTGAAAATAACGACGGTTCGCATCTAACACAAACACATCATTCTGATTTAGGTTGAAGAACGGATCTCCAAATATCGATACGAGTTTTGGCATCAAGTGCCAGAAGAGTACAACGTTCCAAGCTATATCGAAGAAACTGTGCCCACTCCAATCTACCGATTGCTTGCTCCAATGTTTCAATCTCGCGATCATATAACGATCTTTCTGAGGCACTATCCCATTCTTTTATCGAATCAATGATCCAGTGACATAGCTGAACAAGATAGACAGGATCCAGAACCCGTGATTCCAACTTTTCTTGGATATATTCGACATTGAATTTTTCGTGAAGATCGTCATGAAATCGTGATGGAATGATTCCCTTAACAAGATTCTTTAATTCAAGAAGCTGACATAAAACAGTTGTGTATTTCTCTTCTTTAATATCATTCTCTATCATATCCCAATAGACACGTTTCATCATATTTTCTACAAGAGAATAACGTACCTGGCGAACTTCGGACACGCGAGCATCGAGTTCTGCTAAGAGTCCCATGCTCGCCGCCGCATCGCGGATCTTATGAATGAGGCCCTGATAGCTGTCTTTCCACTCGGAAATAGTAGAATCATTTTTGGTTTCTTCAATTGTCTCTTTAAGTTGGAGGACATCAAGATAGTAACCAATTACTTCGTTAATAAACGAGGTATGTTCTTGTTTTTTCCATATATCAAATATATTCAAGTAGCGTCGTGCACACGCATCAAGATCTAGGTCTTGGCGGAGACTTCCGAGAATGAATGCTCTCGCGGCTGTCCATAATTCATCTGTACTATTGAAATCGGAACGGAATTTATAGAGTAGAAGGGAAAACCAGAGACATCGACTTTCTACAAGAGAAAACCCATCCATTATTGTAGGACGAAGAGAGATGATATAATTTCTAGCAGATTGAATCGTAGAATAGACTGGATCTGTAAGAAACGTTGACATAATACGACGTATTTCAACCGGTGTCATTGTGTATTTAAAGATAACAAAAAAATAAAAAATAAAATTACAACTATCCACTGTCTGTGTGATGTAGGTTCCGAAATAAAATCCATCAGGAGAACAGATGGAAACCTATTTTGTTGGAACAAAAACTCGCCCCGAGTATTTAATTGAAATCAATCGTACACGAAAAACAGTACAGGTCTATCGACCAGATCGTCATAGCAAGGGATTAAATGCTTACGAGAAATATATATTGGGCGATCTGGTTACGGAAGCCAAATATAAGGTGATCCATTTTTCAAAACCTCCTGTCCCCTACAAAACGTTAAAAGACGCACCTCCCATCATGTATGCCCCTCATGTCATGTTTGTTGTCAAGAAAGAGGGCATCGTGTTTGGTAAAGACATGAAGAAAATAAAATTAATTTGATGTTCCATTTTCTAAAAATTGAATCCAATCAGCGGATTAGATCAAATCACTAGCCATGTCAAAGAAAGGTCCCAAAATTGCTCGCCCCATCCAAGAGGATATTAAAAAAACAGATACACTCGAGAGTATTCTAGAACCTTATGAACATCAGGAATTCTTACCAAGTCATGTCATTCCACAAATTATTCAACTCTCCTTTCCATCATCTACAATTATTCATACCTATTCGCCACATCATCATGTTATCAAACTTCCCATTCGTGAGCTACTTCAAGCTTCCATTTCCAACTGGCAATTTAATAGGCCAGCCGATCGAATGCGATGTGAAGACATTGGACGCTATATAGCGATTTCTAAAAAACCAGTAGATACTATGCTCTATGTTAGTTTTAATAACAAAAAACGAACATTCGATGTTATTGACGGAATTCACAGATATACCGCACTTGCCATTATTAAAGAGACCTCCGCACATCTGGATTTTATCTCAGGAAACGAATGTAGCGGCGATATGACATGGCTATGGGATTCATTTATGATCCTCAATGTACGCATGAATGCGACAGAAGGAGAGTTAATCGAACTCTTCAAATCATTGAATAAGAGCAATCCAATTCCTGAACTGTATGTTCGCGATGTAGTAAAAGATAAACGGGAATATATACAATCCGTTGCCGTCAAATGGCAGAATCGATTCAAACCCCACTTTTCAGCATCAAATAAACCCAATCGACCACATATTAATCGCGACCGTTTCATTGATGTATTGGATGCTGTCTATGACAAATATCATCTAACGGAAGAAACCAAGGAAAAACTAGAACAAACACTTGAGAGAAACAACGGACATATTTCACAAAACATACCGAAAAAACTACCTACAACCATTCGTGAGAAATGTGAGGCGTCAGGATGCTGGCTGTTTCTTTATAGCGTAGAGGATCTGATAAAAATGCTTTAGTCATGTTCATTTGTTATATTTTTATAACAATAACTAAAATAATAAACATTTCGTAAAGAAATAGATTTAAAACCTAGAAATAATGAATAGAGAGAACGATGTCGTCTAAACCAAATCATAAGATAAATAAAACCAAAAAAGCAAAAAAGAAAAATAATACTGCTAGTATCCCATTTATTCCACTAGAAAATGAAGTTACTCTTGTTACATTACATGACTCTATAAGAATGATGCAATCATATATGGTTTCTAAATTTGATAATTTAGAAAGTAAGGTGGCGGGGTTAGAACGTACGGTGTCAGGTATACAGAGAGATATCAAACGAATCGACGATTATATCAAAGTTGATGCAAAAATTCAAGAGAAAAATGATTTATATTTTATTACTAAATTATATCTTCATAATCATCAAACCAAATTTGTAACACCGTTAGATATCGATGGCTTATACCACCGTTCTGGAGATCCACTCACGAATTTTGATGGGATCGTAATGATTCATAACCTCCACATGCCATTTGTATTTCCATTACGTGATATGGATATGATTGAATATATTGCAATTGAATCAAAACATTCTGTGTCCAAAACAAAGGTAGATGCGAAAATACGACAAATGACACAATTGGCTACTTATTTAGCAGAGGTATCACAAGGTGATGCTGACAAATTAATAGGACATGAGAATTTTATTGATATGATTCATCAATTTGTAGAGGAGACACATTTACCTCTTCCACTCATCGATCGACCCATCACTCTTTTGTTTGCGTCAGATGATATTTCAGATCCATTGGCGGAATATATCACAAAAATTCATGAAGGAATTGATAATGAACAGATCTATGATGAAATTGTTAAAACGATATTTTTTAAGAATGTGAATGTTCGTAAGATAATCAAAGGTATACATAATGATAAACAAATACCATTGGTAACAAAAGAAAAGATTAACGAAGAAACCGCGACGATGTCAAGTATCCGAGATGTATTTACGAATGAATTACAGCATATGGCTGATCTTAGTATTAACGAACATCTTATACCCTATCAATCGCTAGCAGATGCGTTTCGAATGATGAAACATCATATTGGATATGTTCGATTTGGTATGGCATATTGTCCTACGTTATTTCCAGTACAATCGTTGAATCGTATGATTTAGACGCGCCTCGCACGAATGACACATGTCATAAATATGGAACATAACATAAACACGCCAGACACTACAATTACCATAATAATAAATTCAATCATCTCCTAGTACAATCTCATAAAATTGATCCCATCCTTTCCGAACATATCGCCAAGGATGAGCTCGGACAAACGAAGTTTTGGTTGTGTTGAATATACACTTATCATTGCAATATGCGCGATGTTTGGAGTGATCATCTACGCTATCTTGCAACACAATCCTCACGAAACACACACATCAATAACATCACAACCATCCCAGACAACAGAAACGTCAAAAGTATCAAATCAACCATCTTCTAATCCATCCATTGGAAATAAAATGGGGCATGTGAAGGGTGCTACGATGGGTTCTACATTAGGTGCTGCGATTACGAAAAGTACTGTAAAACCATCACATCATTCGATACGTTATATACCCATTCATCTACATAAGGGAATGCGATACGTGCCGATTCGACTGACACCTGAAGGGCAAGAAGCTGATTGATTTGCCAAATCAGACAACCGATGAAAAATTGACAGATATTTTTTTAGTGAAAATATCACACATCCATAATGTCTTCTTCCATGAATGATAATGCCGTGAGCCACTGTGGTATGCTCAAAAATATGTTAAATCATGGATTCACTTCACGAAAATGTCTTTCCGAACTTGCGGACAATTCTCTGTCGGCCGACGCTACTGACATGCGTCTGACAATTTGTACGAAAACAAATACATTGTGCTTTTCCGATAATGCTGGAATAAAGAAAGACTTAGCAGCCGCCTTTCGATTTCATGAGCGAAGTGCTGCATCAAAGAAACATGGGCGATTTGGAATTGGCGCAAAGTTCGCAATGATCTGTCTTACGTTGTTGAAGAGCATCGTACATGTCTTCACCCGACCAAATAATGGAGACTCTCTTAAACAACTGACTCTGGATTATCCAAATGCAATTATGGTGGATAAACTTGTGATTAGTCCTCACGGGATTGAGGCAGAATGTCTCACTATGTGGGAGAAGTATGCGATTGATTCAAAGAAAAAAGGAACCGTCATTCACTTACCGAGTGATAAAAGCATCGTTCAAGAGATCGTGTCGATGATCGCCTCAGAGTCAGTAGAAGACAATCTCCTCTTTGATATCGGAACCACCTATTATACAGCCTTGTCAAGCTTGTCAGGTGATATCACTTATCAAATTAATATCGATGATACACCCTATCATGTGATGCCGATTGATCGACTATGCTGGGATTCTATCAATGAGAATGATAAAATGACGGTCGAGTTTCATGTATGCCATCCTCCAGACGATTCTTCGAACATTCGTGCCTATTACACCGATCCATTTACCAAACAAGTTGGGTATCGTCTCAAAATAAACCATAAAGGAAAAAATAACTTTACTGTGGAAGAGTATCCAGAACATTTTATATCATTGGGACCAGTTCGTGTAGAATATGCATATTCATCTGAATGGGTGACATTACTCGAGACTGATCTTGAATGTTGTGGTATTGCTGTCCCTGATAATGATGGTACACCGCGGAATGTAAGTAAAAGAGAAAGGATTGCAGAAAAATTAGGGGGGACAGAGATTAAGAGAAATGGTAGGGTGGTGAAAGTACTTCCAGTCAAAAAAAAACAGGGAGGTACATTTAGTGTCAATGGCATTGATCAAAATACAAAAGCACGAATCTCATTTGATGCTGTATATAACGATCAAATAGTAGATGATAATTCCAAAACGATGGATGATGTATTTAAAACACAGGTAGATAAATCAGACTTAGATGAAAATACTATCAACAAATCTCTATGGGCTGGTATTTGTCATGTACGATTTGATTTTGGAGGTCATCTCCACAAACGGAATCTAAAATCTGCCAAAAACCCGCAAGAAAATAGCGAATCAGATGAGAAGTATTCTGATGATTCAGAAGAACATATCCCATCTATTGTTGCCGTTCCCGTAGCTGCGCCAAAGCCTGTTATTGCGCCAAAGCCTGTAGCTGCGCCAAAACCCGTTGTCGCATCAAAGCCAGTTATTGCACCAAAACCAGCGGTTGTATCAAATCCCGTAGTTGTACCAAGCCCTGTAGTTGCCGCAAAACCAGTGGTAGCGCCCATCCCTCCTTCAAATCCAGCTGTTATAGCAGCTGTCTCAGCACCTTCTCCTGTATCTCTACCATCCCATATCGCTCTATTACAAGAACAAGTGGCATCCGTTACACAGATTACTGCTCACATTCGAAACACGCCAAAATGTCATCGAGAGATTCTACAACAACTCAGTAGTATCTGTACAACATATGGTCCACATCTTCCAGCGATATTGGAACGTGCTGACATCACTACTCGACCTAAATTGATAGAGTATCATAATGCACTAGTAGGTATCACTGAAATATTGAAAAAATACTCATCATAAACATTTCGTATTACTATCTATTTTTCATGGTCTAAACTACATCCGCCATCCTATCCATAGAATGTCTGACTCTGATGATGATATTGGGCCAGGCTACAGTTACTATCGTTGCTATCGTTACATGATGTCGCCTGAGTTCACCACTTTTTTTGGGTTGGACCCACGATATCGATTCAATACACGACATCTCGTACGTGTGGTCATAGACTACGCGAAATCGCATAATGGAATTGTGAATCACACACTTGTATACGACAAGCCGCTCTGGAGGCTCTTTCGTCTATCTGATAGCCAGCCCTTTAAGATAAGACACATTGATCGTTACATTCAACCTCTTCGTAACATGATTCATCCTTGTCCGATTTGCGAGAAACCTCGCCCCATTAATAATTATTGGACCAATCAAGTATGCGATGATTGTGATACTTGTGTTCCTCCTATACCAACCGAATCGGGAAGCATTGCTGATAGGGTGAATAGAAAAGCACCTGTCAAAGAACAGACTGAGTACGTAATACAAGGCATTACATGTAGACTTCGTTATCATGGCCCAGTTCTCCAAGCCATCGCCTATTGTCCCATTTGCCAATCGGAGGTGAATGAAGAGCGAAGTCTCGATGCCTTCTGCGTTCGATGTGCGCGCTCCGAAGAATTGGTGGATGCCAACGGAAACCGTGTTCGATTCAAACCGTCAACCTATTATGATGAGGAGGACGGGTACGCGGTGTTTCACTATGAAAATGGAGAGATTGTGACGCGGTTTCATATGGGCGAATTCCCCTGTTTCTTTCGAGGTGTACCGTGTGTGGCAGTCGATACGGGATCCAATGATCCCATCATTGTTCGATTTTGCGAAAAGACGCCGAAGGTATGGGACAATGTATGGCGTCCAGACTCTTTCCAGCCGTCCGAAGAATCCGTTCATCCGCCTACCGATTCCGATTGGCTCGACGCTTCCTATCCGCGATGGAGCGCATGGTCTAACACATCCTAGAGTGATAAATTTGATGAAATTATTCCTCATTATAAAGGATAGAACCATGCTTCGCCTTCTCTCCACGCTCCTTCTGCTCGCATCGACCTATGGATACAGACAAGATCTTGCCAAGCTTCCCAACGGAAACTCATATGGACTAACGCTCGGTCATCCAGGTGGCGCAACCGGTCGCACCACAAAAATCGCATCCTCCTTCTACGCAATGGGTCAAACCTGGAACAAAGAATTTTGTCTAGCGGATGCGGACGGAGATGGTCAGTCCAATGGACTGGAAATGGGCGATCCCTGCTGTAAGTGGTCGCCTGGTCAGGTGGCTCAATTCACAACGGGTCTATCTGATCCCAATTCGGCGGCATCCATGACAATGACGCCGATGCCGCCTTGTATCATGGCTTACACCGCCGCAAATGCGAAACTACAGTGTGCGGTATGCGTTCAGGCCCTTCAACTCGATATGGTGAAACCGTCCGATAATGCGGCAGAGTTTAGTTTGACATCTGTAAAGTCGTGTAAGGATGCGACACAGGATGATAATCAGAAGCTCATGTGTGTGGCGGCATTGATTAAGAATGCGGACCAGCTACTGATGGATCAAAAGAATGGCGTCCCCCCTATCCAGTCCTGTACAAACCTAGGTCTTGTTTGTGCTCCTACTGTTGCACCTACGAAAGCGCCCACTACTGCACCCAGTGGAGCTCCTACGAAGTCGCCGACTGCTGCTCCCACACCTACCGCAGTGCCTACCGCTGCTCCTACCCCATTTCCAACGGCCCCGCCGCCACCGCGCACAATGAAGTACATGGTCTGAAAAAATTGACCAGGCCTGACCACAACGTAAATAGTTACCCATGTTTCGCCTTCTCTCCATATTCCTCTTGTTCTCATCGGCCTGTGCAGTGATGCCAAGTGCCAATTACACATTTCAAACCATCAATGCGACTACTGAATCCATTATCGTGTTTCCAGTGGTCGTATCTCTTTCTGTAGCAGTCGCATTTACACTTATTCTATCAGCGGTACTATGTCGATATTACAATAAGCATGTGAAAGCAACAGATCACGAGTATCAGACCGTGTACAATATATAACTAAAAATAAGATAGATATTTATTTATTACATGTATTTTTGTTTGATAGGATTCCAGAACTCGTCCCGTCCAGGCTTCTCTGTAATGATATAGACTGGTTCCACGCCAAACAGCAACTCTCGATCCAGTGTCTTGATATACTCGATAAGAACGACATTCAATGATTCTGTCTTCTCGCGTGTCACGGTGAAATACATCCAGCGCTTACGTCCATTGATGCGCATCATACAATACGAATGTTCCTGTGTGGGCTGATTTATCAAGCCACATGACATCCATTCAAATACAGTTCCTACATACGCCCTCGCTCGAATCTCCGCCTCCATATCCCATTGAGCCCCGTTGGTATAATTTACTGGATGTTGACGATACAAGGAGGGATTGCCGTTGCGTAGCACCTCAGGTGAGTAGACAGGTGTCACGTTGTAATAAGGAAGATTGCCTTTATTCATGGCATTGTATTCGCTTCGATGAGTCTCTTTGGCACGCATATTTTCACGTTCCTCTTTTTCTTCCTCCGTCAGCGTTTCCATTACATTCAAGTGAGCAAGACGCTCTGCCCACATATCTTTTGTTTTTTTTTCATTGATTCGCCATTGTACCATGATGTCTTCAATGCGTTTTTTCTGTTCGGCACTGGTTGGAATCTTCGGCGTAGGGCGAGTTAGCCATTCCAGTAGATGGATGACGACAACGGCGATGACAACGACGAGGAAGGTAAAATCAAGCATGGTGTTAATTTCTTTTTCTGATAGCAGATTATGTCAATTTTTTATGCGCTTCTCTTGGCTTGGAATCGAGTAGGGTAACGATGCGGTGCGGTAGGTTTCACCTTATCTTGAAACATGATACAACATCCAATCATGCCAATAATAAGGCCAGCGGAAATGGTATAGAAGAGAAGAGGAGACATCTTTAACGATAGATCGTTTTCCTCTTTTAGGTTTGATTTGATATAAAACAAAAATGCGTTATTTTTGTTTTATAATGATATGACTTACATAAATTCCATCGTCTTTTCATTATAATATAGCCCAAAGAATCCATCTAACTGTTTCCAATCGCTATTTTGATAGAATCCTGGAATGAGACGAATGATCGACTCAAACTTCTTGCGAGCATCAAGGACTTTATATTCATCTCCTCTTGTATAATTTCTAAATGATGTGGCTATAACACCACTGCCACTGCCAGGACCATAAAACGGAGGGGTATGATATACATGATTAAAACCAAGAAGCAATCGTATCATTTTTGTTTGCTTTAGATTCAATGGTTCATTAAATGTATAAATTGGAATGACAACCAATCCTGAAACAACCTTATCATGAAAATCGAATGCTGTCGTTTGCTTATTATATCGAAGAGAATATAGATTACGATCTGTGATAATATATTCAATCGTCGCAAATCGAGTAGGAAAACCTGTAGCCGGATTCAGTACGTTTTCCATCATTCCTCCTCCTCCTATATACAATATCACCTCTTCGCCGGCATCCTGTATTTGTTTTACAAATCGTTTTTCAATATCTATCATCGAACCACTCATTCGTATTACTACTTCGGCAAGTTCAGCATGAATCTCCGCCAATTCTCTAGCTTCTTCTTGTCTTGCGCGGTCGTTTACGACCGGTACAGCATTATTACGATTTACTCTTACATTATTTACAATTGGAGCAACAGGTCTCTCAACATTTTGATTTGCATTCTCAATAGGGATGGGTCCACCATACATTCGACTCGACGCATTATATGATGAATTATTTTTTTCTTCTTTCATATTTTCGCCTGCTCCGCCTCGTCTTGTCTTCGCTCTTCGTACTTTACGTCTGACCGTACCTTTACGCATTCTACTATCACGTGTTATTTTATGGCATTTGAATCTGGCAAGGCGGAACAAACTTCGAAATGCCCTTCACATACTTTACAATCCCCTTCTTGATCACCGCCGAATCACGCAGAATCGCCATGATGTTGGATCTGATCGTATCTGCCGACAATTTATGATGCGCTTGAAGCAACGTCACCAGTTCACGCACTTCGATCTGTTCACCAGGAACACATACCTTCATGATCGATGTTACCCAGATCCGTTCCTTTTCTTCTCCCGATTCACGAAAGACTCCTTCAGGCATCACAAACGGTGCCGTGACTTCCGAAACATTCCTGACCTTTTTCAAGATCCGATCAATACGATCCTCACATTCATCGATCAGATCTGTCGTCCATCGTCCTATCTCCTCCAGATGCGCCCGATGGCGTTTCCAATCCGTTCTGCGCTTCGCCATCTCTTCCACCGCCCTCTCCAATTCACGAATGATCTCCACACGATCAAACCCATTATTCTCTTCACGGTGATACTCCCACCAGATCCGAAACAGTCCCAGTAACATCGAGAATACCTTGTGTTCATCCTCTCCACAGAACTCTTCGAAGCGGTTGATATAGATCATCATCTTATCTCCATCAAATTCACAGATCAACGGGCTTCCACCATTCTTCCCGTGAATATCCGTCGATTTACTGATCATGACACCAATGTTCGACTGCGCGTTTTCCTTCAGATCACGCAAGAACTTATCGACTTCTGCTTTGGGAACAAGTGATGTATAGTTCTTGAGTTCCCACATGACCACACGTCCTTCGAGTTCCATGGCGAAATCCATCTCGTGTCCCGCGCCTAGACCCGTGCTTCTCAATCCAAATCCATTGGAAAGGCCATAGAATCGTTTCAGCTTCTCTCCAAACTGCTCTTCATAATCATTACCCTTCGTCTTCACATTCGCCGCACGCTTCCCTAGATTAGACGACAGTTTGGCGATTTCTTCACTCTGCTTCACAATGCTATCCTGTAGTCTCGAATAGGCTGCCTCCATCTTCACCAGTTGTTGTTCCTTCGACGCCACTACACGTCCCATCAACTCCTCTGTACGCTTTACAGCTTCTTGAATGTCTTCCGACCTTGATTCTTCTAGAACCTGTTTGCGTGATTCGAGCATCTCATATCGTGCCACAAGAACATCATGATCCTTACGCAGAAGTCGAATACTCTCGTCATTCTCCTTAGAACATGCATCGCGCTCTGCCCGCGTGGCGCCTTTGATACGATCGAGCATTTCTGCGCTTACCGCAGCTTTCTCGGAACTAAGAGAGGTAAGTTCTTCCGTCATTTTTGTGATACGATCCTGGTAGGATGTCTGGATGCGCTGGATCTCAGCATCCTTTTCATCTGTCAATCGACGAAGATCATCATTCGCACGACGGGTCTTGACCGAATTTTGAACGGTCGCGCCGAGTACAAGCGCTTCTTCAATTTCAGAGATGTTTCCCTTTGTATACACGGCAGGAAGTTCGAATTCCTGTCGTACATTCAGATTAATGGGCTTAGTAAAACGTGGTTGTCGGCCGTTCATCTTTACATAAAAAACGTGGCGAACGTTTAGGTTATGAACGACATCGATCGATTCAGACAGAACTTTTTCGATACGGTCATTGAAATCGAGAAGAAGAAGGAGAAAGAAGCACTTCATATCCAAGCCACATGCTTTCATAACTATACTATCATTGGGAACACGTACTCCAATAAGTATCAGCATCGCACGTGCTCGAAATGCGGCCATGCTACAGTAAAGAGTATGAAAGTATGGAATGGGACGAAGGGGTGTGTGATTTCATAGTCGCAATCTTTGATTGCTTCGCGTAAAGATCATAATTGTAATTTAGTATACGGTAAGTATAATGTTCGAGTGGTTTATTGATCTATTCACATCGATCATCACATGGGTTCTGGCACTCTTTGGCATTGATTATTCGAAGCTTTCGGAGAAGAAGGTGGATTTTGCGCCCGCAGTGGAGATCGTGCCTACTGTCGAAGCGCCTGTGGCATTCGAGGAAAACTTGCCGTAAATCGACGTCAGTTGTGTAACTATTGAATATGATATAGCGTATATTATTCAATAGTTAAATATTGTACAATATCAAAATGTCATTTGTAACATTCATCTATCGTATCGGTAAAAAGACCTACTTTGGGAAATACATATTCGACGATATTGTGAGCGATGATCATAACGGACTCGATACGGAAATTATACACGATGTCTTAGACGCCATTAATCGGTATCGAGTGAAACACGAAAAACCTATTCTATCAGAAACCGAACTAACCATCGGTATTATGTCTTTTTGCCCAGGAAATGCGCACATTCCAGTTTATTCTTCGGAGTGTGAATATAAGGCATTCGATTTATATTATGAAGCCGCTCCGTCATTCTCATTCACTCCTGCCACTGTGTATATCAATGGAGAGACCCTATAAATAACTTTTTTGACTTTTTCTTGCTTTTCCTACGTGGTCTTAGGCTTTTTTATTATTTTTTTGTGGACTTTTTCCTAAAAAGTCCCTCAAAGGATCACAGCCTTCTCGTGACCCACTCGCAGACGAGTATTGAGCATAATATCATAGCCCGCATCCTCAATGTTCTTACAGAATGCCACATCCTCGCTGCACATATCTACCATCTCCAGACCGTCCTTGCCACGGATACGCTGGAGCTCACGGTTAAAATACGGATAAGAAAGATCATCCAGAACATCCTTGCGGCACGCAAAGAAGCCCATACCCGCATAAGAAACCTTCATAAAGTCGGGCTCAGACAACGGCTTGACCTCCTTCTTTGCCTCTTCACATGCTTTGCGCTCCTCCAGCTCGTTTGCGAACTTCTTGATGGCATCATCTGTCTCCTTTGGCTCAAGGAACTGAAACGTACCATTCTTCGCAAAGTATTCCTTATTCCAATCCTTCACCACCGCAAACTGCTTATTATTGCTCATCATGTAATAACCAGACACAACGGGGTGAAGTTTAGTGCACTCAATCAATTCAATGAGCTGCGACGCAGAAAAGACAACATCTGAATCAATGCTAACAAAGACGTCATAGTTCTCGCCATTAAACGGCTTCTGGTTCTTGCCACGGCGAACATCGAGACCGAGCGTCTGCATGCGCGCAAACGAAACAAACGAACTCTTACCAGGACTGATGATGATATCATATCGGTTAGAAGAAATAAGGACATGAAGAGCCTGTGTCCAAGAAATAAGAAAAGACTGGCTGAAATGATCGCCAGGAAGGCCAATGATCACACGAGTCTTCTTTTGTTCTGTGGATGATTTGGATGGGTCAATTACCTGATTCTCTGACATGGTTCTATTCGAATAGTGGCATACATCTTTAGGTCGATGAAAATAAAATTGAAATTCGCCGATTGGCGATGATCAACCACCATCTATTCTACCATGAATCGTCAGAATCGCCGAGAGCAGAAGAAGTTGATAGAAGTCGGAACCATCTTGATGACTGATGTTTCGATGCCTGTTCACCAACGTGTTAAAAAGTTACGCACCTTCATGAAAGATCTGCGCATCGAGTCAGAGAAAATGAAGATGGATCAGTTCAAACAGGTGAATGGATTCGCAGCAAACGACGACGATGCCAAACGCGCTCTGGTCGATCAGCTTGTCTATGACCATTTGAAACGATATCCGAATAACGACGATGAACGCAATGAATATATTTCATCTCGAAACCCTATGATGGAAATCGGTTGGAGACCCTCCGCATAACATTCCACCTACCAATAGATGAAATGAAGCGACTCCTCTATGGTATGGCGAGTCTATCTTATTCCTATGGATTTTATAGAAGTTGGACATTGCCCGTATGGAAAACAGAACATAAAAAGAACGATACATCCTTTCGGATTATTCTATCATGTACCATGGGAGTGGCATACACTGTCCCTCCTTTTTGTTTGGTGAAATACTATGAATTAGGATGTCGAATTCACGATCAGGTACACGGTATTCCTCCGCACGGCGAACATTGGACCGAATGGGGATTTTACCATATACGTGCCTTCTAGACCTAAACAGACAAGGCTTCTATGATACATCTGAAATGCCACATAGCCCCATTTTTCCTCATATCATCTTTAAAACGATCTCTTGTTGGTGGTTTATGGGTTCCATCACCCATATGAAGGTCATAATTCAAAATCAAGAGAGGCAGAACGAATTATTGCGCGACATCACCAAGCGCTTGCCTAAAAATGAATAGCGTGGTATTTTTATATGAAGTATACTCTTAACAAACTCATCAATCCGTCCGATTATTGGAATGGCGCTAAGCCATTGCCTGATGAAATCAACGTCATGAGTTACCATCCTCCAATGTCCGAATTTGAACTTCTTTCTATTCTCTGTACACTCCACGGATGTCCTACTGCGTATGATTTACTAACAGGTTCAGTTCCCGATACCGAGAAAGATACTGATATCAGTTCTATTATGACCGCCTTTCAGTCTTATCTTCATCCAAAAATGCCTCCTTCTAATTACACCGAATCAGATAAGCGCTTGAAATTGGCTGTTATGAAAAAAGGGGCCATTGAGTAAAAATTGATTCGGTTTTTTCTCGATAGAAAAATCACACCATGGCTGCTGAATCCGAACCATTGAAGAACCAAGTCGTCGAACCCGAGGCGTGTGGTATCTGTTCCGACCGATTCACTGCGATTATTCGCAAGAAAACTACTTGTAAATTCTGTCACGCGAGTACCTGTTCCAAATGCGTAGAACAGTACCTGCTTACCCGTCACGAAGATGCTCATTGCCTTCATTGTCGCGTCAACTACAATGATGCAACCCTCCATGATATTTGTACTCGCACCTATCTTCAACAAACCTACTTTAAACATCGCCAAGAAGTCCTTATCAACCGCGAGCGTGCGAATCTTCCCCTTCTACAAGAACAGGCGCTACGCGAGAAACGACAACGAGAGCGTTGGGTACAAGAAGGTGTCATCAATAAACGCATTGCGGAGCTGAAACAGAAACGTGACCTCATTCAATCTGAACACCATAAATTATACGTACTGACCTATGGTGCGCAGCGAGTTCAAGGAGATGCTCAAAAAGAACGGCTCATTGTACTTCAAGAATACATGGACCAGATGGAAGAATTACAAGTTCGTATTCGTGAGGAAAAGCACCTCTTATACGATATACGCTATGCCTATCTGGCGGGTGCGGGCGCTGCGGCTGGGGTCACAGGTGATGACGATAAGAAAGAGGAGGAGAAAAAGAAGTTCGTTCGACGATGTACTCGAGACGGATGCCAGGGATTCCTTAGTACTGCGTGGAAGTGTGGACTGTGTGAATGGCACAGTTGTTCAAAGTGCTTCGCGGTCAAAGGACATGCACATGATGCTGAGCACGAGTGTAAGAAGGAAGACGTGGAGACGGCAGAGCTCATCAAGAAAGACTGTAAACCTTGCCCGAAATGCGGTGAATTCATTGAGAAATCGTCTGGTTGCTTTGCTCCTGATACGCCGATTCTATGCTGGGATGGGCATACGAAGATGTCGCAAGACATTCAAGTTGGCGACGAGTTGGTTGGAGATGATGGGACAAAGAGAACAGTAATCGATACCATTTCAGGCGAAGACATGATGTATCAGGTAACGCAAAACAATGGAATGTCATATACCGTTAATTCAAAGCACACGTTGGTATTGAAGAAACGTTCTGAAACTGGTGAGATTCTATCAGATGTCATTGAAATGGTTGTAACAGATTATATTACACAATCAAACGAAATTCAATCATCATATGTTGGGTATAGCCTAAATGGTCAAACAAGCGAGTTGAGCATTGTCTCCGTTGGAAGAGGCATCTATCATGGCTGGAGTATTGATGGAAATCGTCGCTTCCTACTGTCAGATACGACATCTGTCCGAAACTGTGACCAAATGTTCTGCATTAGCTGTCAGACGCCCTTCTCCTGGATCACTGGTAAAATTGTGATATCCGGTCCGATTCACAATCCGCACTACTACGAATGGATGCGCCGCACAGGCGGCGCTGTTCCACGCAATCCTGCCGATGTTCCTTGTGGTGGCTTCCCTGGCGGATGGGAACTGGTGCGATTTCCGCGTGGCATAAAACGCAACATCGCCAACATCTTCTACGAGTTTCACCGTGTTTGTATGGAACTACAAGAGATGTCGACACGGCAGTATCGCACTCATATCGACCAGGCTCCTTTAAATCAATTGAACGTCAAGTTCCTTCTTGGCGAGTTGGATGAAAAGAAATGGGGGCGTCTCTTGGCCGTTCATGAAAAGAAACGCAAACGCGATGCGGAAATTCAAGAAGTGCTTGGCGCCTTTCGTATGGTTGCCGTGGAACTCATCAATCGTGTTCAACACTACCATGATGGCATACGCCCCTTTAGCGAACTACCCATCCCCGCTGCGGAAAAGTTCCTCATCAATCTCAATGTTCAAATTCAAGAGTTGATTACTATGATTAACGATGCGCTGCGCACGACGAGCATCACGCATTCCTATAGCGTTCCTTATATTAATATCGTATGGAATGAGAAGGAACAATTCAATTATTATCGCGCGCTCACTAAAAACTTTAAAGGAGAAGGGAAGAAGCCACGTGTAAAGAAGGAGGCAAAAGCAGTGGAAGATGATAGCAAATCAGACGATGATTCTGATAATGAGTCAGTTGCTACAGAAGTCATTCCACAGGACCCCTTCCGCAATGACCATATTCAGGATGAAAATGAGCAACTACAACGAGCCATTGCCAACAGCCTTGATGGTACATATTATCACGACGCTCGTTGATAAAAACAGTATAGTTGTGTATTTATTTTTATTAGCATTTACAATTAGATATGCGTTACGGATACTGGTATGCGTTTTTTCTATTCATTCTTCTTATCCTCATCACGATGTATAACGAGAATCGTAGACAATTCCAATCTCTTCATAGATAGTATGTCATACGATGTCCTCATTATCGGCGCAGGAATGGCGGGATTGCGTACGGGTATTAAGATTCTCACCGCCTATCCCCATATGAAATGTATTATTCTTGAAAAATACAACTATAATGGTGGACGTGTCGTCACCTATCATAAGACCGTTCCTGGTGTAGGCAAGGTTCAGTGGGAAAACGGCGCTGGACGTATCTCCACTACTCATAAAAAGGTTCTAGCTCTTTTGAAACAATATCATCTAACGACCTATCCCATATCAGGTGATGTGATGACAGCAGATATGCAACCAAATCTCTTTTCGGATCTACATGATGCGTACCTCAAACCTCTTCGAGGTTTATCATTGGACGTATTACAAACTCATACATTGGGGCAGGTATCAAATATGATCCTTGGATCCAAAAAAACCCGTGAATTTTATTCCCAGTTCCCTTATTTTTCTGAGGTTCATACCTTACGCGCCGATCAAGCACTCGATTCCTTTGATCATGAAATGGGTTCCATGTCTGGATTTGTAGGATGTAAAGAGGGAATGTCCGCCATTATCGAGGGAATGGTGGACGAATTTCTGGGTTTAGGTGGAACGATCGAACATGGACAAGAAGTGATCTCCATTTCCTCCTTAAAAGATAAGTCAGTTGAAGTGACGTGTAAACAGCGTGATATGAAATATCGACAAACCCACACGGCGCCCATTTGTGTGATGGCGCTTCACAGCGAAGCCATAAAGCACATTCGAGGCGTTTCTCATTTACCTGTGTTAGATAAACTCGTGATGACCCCTCTCCTTCGTATGTACGCAGTATTTCCTGTTCAAAAAGGGAAATCATGGTTCTCAGGAATGTCCAAGATTGTCACTCCTGACCCCATTCGCTTCATCATTCCGATCGATCATCGAACGATCATGATCTCTTATACCGATGGAAACGATGCTAGATATTGGATGCGAAAAAACCCTGAGAAGCTGGAAGGCGAAGTCATGCATCATATCCGATCACTCTTTCCTGATCTCGATATTCCTGATCCGATCTTTTTTAAAACTCACCCCTGGACCTATGGATGTACCTATTGGAAACCTGGACGATATAATGTGATCGAAGAAAGTGATCGATCTCTCCATCCCGAACCGATCCAGATGCCTGGCCTCTTTTTATGCGGCGAATCCTTTGCTCCTGTTCAGTGCTGGATGGAATCCGCGATCGATCAATCAGATCGCATGACTGATCATCCGATGTTTCGTAAAGCGCTTAAATCCATTGCGTGATCATACCATAGAATGTGCGGTATCTTCGGTGTCGTGTCGCATCAGAAGACCGATCTAGTAAAATGGTTCCAAGATTGTTATGAGCTGACCCATCGCGGTCCCGATAATACCTATTTTGAAACCTATCAGAATGTCATTATTGGCTTCCATCGTCTCGCCATCATGGACGACACCTTTCACTCCAACCAACCTTTCATTCTCGAAGACGATCAGCGTACTGTGATTTTCATTTGTAACGGCGAGATTTACAACTTTAAAGAACTGATCGAACAACATTCTCTTGGTCCCATCAAGAATGATTGTATGGTGATTCCTGAGATTTATATGAAGTTGGCGCGTCAGGGACGAGAGCGTGACTTTCATTCCGTTATCAAGGACTATGTTAAGGGCGAATACGCCTTTGTCCTCTTTGAATTTGATCGTCTCAAGAATCTGAGAAAGGTCGTTGCGTGCCGTGACGAGATCGGTATTCGACCACTCTATGTCAACCAATCTGATGATATTCTTGTATTTACTTCAGAACTCAAAGGTGCTCTTCATTATCCTGATGCGATGCTCGAGTTTCCGCCTGGTATGATGTACGTTTACCATATGAACGAGTTGGGACGAACGCATTGTGACCGTCTATCTTGTCGCACACTGGGCAATGTGGTTCCCAAGGATGTTGATCATTTGAAGGCCGTCCGCAATTCCGTCATGAATTCGGTACGTAGGCGGCTGGCCGCCGATAAACCCATTGCATGGCTCCTTTCAGGCGGTGTCGATTCCAGTCTCGTTGCTGCGCTCTCTGCGAAAATGCTCGGTAAACGCATTCGCACCTTCTGCTGTGGAATGAACGAAGGAACGGATTTGGTCCATGCGCGTGCCGTCGCGAAACACATCGGCTCAAACCATACCGAGGTCTATTTTACGCCAGATGAAGGGTTGAATGCTATTGATGATGTGATTCGTACCATCGAGTCATGGGATACCACTACCGTTCGTGCGTCTGTCGGTCAATACCTCGTATCCAAGTTTATCGGCACGCAGACCGATTGTAAGGTAGTAATGGTCGGTGAAGGCCCTGATGAAGTGTGCTCTTCCTATCTGTTTAACTGGTATGCTCCGAGTGGAGATGCGCTAGATGCTTCCGCCAAAGAATATGTCAAGAATATCCATTATTATGATGTGAAGCGCGCGGATCGTTGTATCGCACGATGGGGCTTGGAGGGGAGGGTTCCCCTTTTGGACCCAGAGTTTATTCGGGCCTATTGGGCTATTCCTGCCGAACAGCGTATGCCAACATACAAAGGGATGGAGAAATGGTGGTTGCGTGAGGCGTTTGCGGGAACAGGACTGCTTCCTGATTCGGTGCTATGGCGCAAGAAGGAGGCTTTTTCTGACGGCGTGTCAGGCGAGAAATCATGGTTTCAGATCATTCAAGAATGGGTGGATGATAAGGTGACTGCTGAGGAATTGGCCTCTGCTGCGGAGACATATCCTTATTGTACCCCGAGTACCAAAGAGGCATATTACTATCGCAAGGTGTTCTGTCAGTGGTTTGGCGCGCATCGACAGGAAGTGATCCCTGGATACTGGCAACCCAAATGGTCCGCGAATGGTGTCGAGGTGAAAGGTTACATCGATCCGTCGGCACGTGTTTTGGACGTGTATGAGTAATAGGAGGGCGAATTATATTGATATGAGATTCTTATTGAATATCATATCGATAAAAATAGGAGGCATTTACTTGCGGGTTCGATTGAATCGTTTCTTTCGGCGTGTGATTCGGCCACCTTTATGGCGTGATGCGCGCAATGTGCGTCTCATACGGCGATTATTTACGAGTGGTTTGCCTGTTATTTCATTCTGTCGTGGCTGATTTCGTGATGTACTTGTTGGTTGAATACGTCTCGTATTATACTGTTTTGATTTACGCATCGGATTTAGCATACCTGTTATTTCAATAGGTCTTGTTTTATTATTGTTTGAGGTATGTTTCATACCTGTTATTCCTTGCTGTAGTCGCGGCATACCTGATATTTCAATAGGTCTCGTTTTATTCTGGTTAGAGTTACGATTTGAAGAATGGGTAGGAGTAGCATTGTTGACTGATTGAAAAAAGTTACCAAGAGATGGGGTATTCACAGGTGTCTGTTTATCCTTTCTAAGCAGATTGCGAAATCGTTCTAACTGTTTCCCTTCATAACCCGCATGATGGAGGGCTTGTGCAAGAATGTTAGGAGTACCCATATATTCATCTGCCGTGATAGAAGTTTTACCCGTTTTTTGAATATATGCCGAGTGATATGCCAATAATAGCATAAATGATAGTTCTGTAATGAAATCATTTTGAATAGCCGCATAGGGATCTAACAAAATATCTGGATGGCCTGGAAGGGAAGGAAGAGATTCGGGTTCTCCTCCTCCAGCTTGAAACTGTATGCCCCCCGCACCCGCTCTTTCAAGTATACCATTCGCTTTATTCCAGAATAGTATATTACCCGCAATATAATTCGATTTTTCGTCATTATTAGCATTTCGAGCGTTTGATATTACACTCCGTCCAATCTCTGCCTGTAAGGTTGCCGCCTTGTCTTCTTCCTTTTCTTCAGCAGGGCTCTTCACCCAGTAGTTATCTTCATCTATCTCTTGATATGCTGAAACCATCTCTACGATAGCCTCATGACTCATGTCATCTTCGTCCTCCAATCCTTTATTAGTATCATATTTTCCATTATTTATTCTATTTATTTCGTTTATCATCATATCTCTTTTTTGTTTTTCTGTATGTCGTCCATGGCGCTCCGTGTTTGGGTTTATGGAATCTAAAACCCTCTGTGTTACCGCTGCATTAAATTCACGCCGCCGCCCCATCGGACGACGGGAGGGTACCGCAGCGTTCTTCCCACTCGGCACAGATGTACTGGATTGATTCTTCTCCTTAAGAACTCTTATCAAACTGCTTAGCTCTTCCATCTCGTCATCAATGGGTGTTCTTGCCGCCGCCGCTGATGACGCTGGCTGTCTACTACTAAGGCTTTCCAGACGCGATTCCAACTGACTTATTAGATTTTCATTCGATATCGAAGCGACATTATTCTGTTCCAATTCATTATCGTCTGATGATGACGCTGCTGCCGCAGATGATGATGCGGATGATGATGCGGATGATGACGCAGATAATGCCCTTTTAGCCATTATAATATTATGTTTCCGACAATATGATGTACCTTCTTGAAGTGGAAGTTTACATTTATGAAGTGGACGTCCTACCATATATGCGCACTTTTTCTTAGCACCGCCATATTGACCACCAATCGTTACTTTTTTAGATGAGGCTGTTATTTTTGCTACCATTATTTTTTTAGATGTAACATCATCATTTTTTTCGTTAAGTTTTTTTATTTTTTTCCATAACTTCTTATTTTCTTCATCCATTTCTTTAGGAATGCTTTTATTCTTTGCAATATCTTTTGATTTTACTATTTTTTCTACAGCTTTTTCTTTAAGTTTCTTGGTTTCTGCCTCATCTTTACCAAGTTTAAAAAAATGTTTTTTAAAAGCAGCAATCATACCATCTCCTGTAATTCTACCCATAAAACGAATATAGGTTACATATTGATATACGAGTAATGCATCTGCTTTATCTAACTTATTTCTGTTTTGAATAAATTCAATATGATTATTAATAGTACCAATAATAGGTTTGATCACAGGTATAATGTGTGCTAATGTACGCGCTTCGAAATCATCCTTTCCTGTTTTGCTTAAAGGGAACATTTTTCGACAATCATATGAAGGTTTTTTGTCAGCTTCCAATTCACGTAAACCATTCGTATAATTCAAACTAAATTTTTTTAATGAAGCAGCATATAATGTTAGATTTTTTGCGTCTGAACCTCTCCATTTATGCATCTGCTCAAATGTTCCATTGATTCCCTCATCTTGTTCTAAAGCAATTTCATATTCACCCGAATCCGTATTAGCTTTAATAAATTTTCTCTCTTTTTTTGCCATATTACAACACGCGTGTGCCCACCGATATTCTAAACGAATTAATTGTTGATCATATACATCATAATCTAGAAGGGAGGTAGCAATCTGATATAAATTTAGATGAAATAATGCATCGGTGACGGGAAGAATATGTTCACATTGTGGACTAAAGTATTCAGCTTTCTTTCTCTCTTCTGGTGTTGATGGTTCTTCGACAAACGGTCTACCACAAATCCAGCATCGAAAATCCCTATTTTTACTAAGAGAACCAACTGTGTTATTACATTGAGGATCCGTGCGCTGTAGTTCTAATATCGCTCTTGCTTCTGTTCCATCCATTTTACCCATAAAATGAGAACAGAATGCAGTATATTGCGCGGTCTGTTCCAACTCTTCTAATGCATCGACTGTTTCTTTCATACCATTCTTAATATGTTGTATAACTGATTCTGTTTGCGATGTTGTTAGCCCCCCTGGACTAATTTCTTTATATTTATCATTGAGGAATGTAGTAAATGCATCAATTAGATATGTTGACATATAGTTTCTGACATCTTTTCTTTTTGTATCTCCCTCATCAAAAAATTTAGACAGATCATCAATAAGAAGTAAATAATCAATATTTAATCCAGTCTTGCCCCATTTAGCATTCTTGACAATCACGGGTGGAAAGGTTGTATACCCGTTTGAGCTACTTGAGCTTGCAGCAGATGCCGACATATCTATTTCCTCCCTATAAAATAAATGCACTTCAAAGACAAACGAGTACACAATATTCAAACCACCGACGACATGATCAAAATTCTGGATTCCAAAGGAAATTCAATAAAAGACTATAAGAAAGGGACCAAGATTACGGTAGATAATAAAATGGAACAAGGATACAGCTATCTATTGGAAGAAACCCCTGGAAAAAATTTTCATCCGGAGTTCAAGCCAGCCTATACACCAGCGGAGATTCTGGAGATGGGTGCTTTTGAAGGGAAATACATGAATGATTGTGTTCTCGAATTTCCAAAAGAATGGTTTCTTTCTGCCATCAAAAAAGGGAAGTTATGTCCTGAAGGTGCCAATCCATCCGTCAATCAATTCCGTGTGAAATCACGTCAGAATCTGGACGTATGGGAAGAGAATGGCTGGGTACCGAATCGAGGACACCATGTCGCAAAACAATACCCTTTGTTATCTGATCCTCATGTTAATAACGATATCAGAGGATGGTTTCAATGGTACTGTAGGTATTGGATGGGACGCAGAGAGCCAGAGATGGATCTCGTACAGATCAAGCGATGGAAAGCCCTTGTGAGACACGTGGGACAGATTAAGGCAAATTGTAAAAAAGGAGATCTATCGTGCAGACCCCGTCAGAGACAAACTTTATTGAATTGGGGATGGGATCCATTTATCTAAATAAAATTGAAACAACTTAAAAGTCTCCGATATTAATTTTATAGTATGGGTTATATTTACATGATTAAAAACAAAATAAATGGAAAAATGTATATAGGACAAACATGTAAAGATGATATTAATATAAGATGGAAACGCCATAAACAGCGAAGAAATTCAAACGAATGCCCAAATTTATATAAAGCATTTAGAAAATATGGAATAGATTCATTTGATTTTAAAATAATTTGTATCTGTTTTGATAAAGCATGTGATGATTTAGAAATACATTATATTTCTAAATACAATACAATATCACCAAATGGATATAATTTAGACGGAGGAGGTCATATTAATAAAGTAGTACATGAAGATACTCGAAAAAAGATAAGCGAAGCACTTACTGGAAAAAAACATTCACATGAAAGAATCCAAAAAATGCGTTTATCACTTGTTGGTTTTAAACATACAGAAGAATCGAAAAAAAAGATGAGTGAATCGCGCAAAGGAATAAAAATGTCAGAACAAACAAAACTTAATATGAGTAATGGACAAAAAGGACATGCTGTTACAGAATATACAAAACAACAGGTAGCAGATGCAAATAAAAAAAGAGTATGGACAAAAGAGATGCGAGAAAAAATGAGTCAAGCATCTAAAAATAATCCATCAATTCATAAACGCGTTGGACAATATACATTAGACCATATTCTTATTAAGGAATATAATAGTATAAAAGAAGCCGTGGAAATCACATCTATAAGTAGAAATACAATAACACGGACATGTCGTCAAGAACAGGAAAAAGGAAAAGGATATATTTGGAAGTTTATATAGTTTAAATTTAGTTAATCAATGTCAACATCTTCTTCCTCTTCCTCGTCATCCTCATCTTCCTCTTCATCCACTTTCACCACTTTCTTTACCATAGAATGTCCCTTATTGTATTCTCTGGTAAACATCGTTTTCACTTTAGTGGGAATATCAATGTCTCCAAACACCGTCTCACACACGTTTTCTAGTAACTGGTCTCGCGTCAGCCGAACAGCATCTAATCGCTGAATCAGCTGTTGAATTGCGGGCATATCTCCTTTCTCTCCTTTGAGAGAAGCAAGAGGACGAAGGAGAATGGTGCGAAGACTCTCGGCTTCGTCGAGACGCATGGAGGAAGCGGAACGGCCACGCGAGCGGGCAACGTCTTCCATCCAGCGCCGATGTTTCATTTTCTTTGAATTTTTGCCGAGCAATTGAGGGAAAATCTGGAAAGGACAGGGACCTGTCACTTTTCGACTGGTTGCCACAGTGGAATGAACGACGTGGGGTAAAAGGGACCAATCTTGTGTTTTCCACTGACGCGTACTCATCATGTCTCCAAAGGAAATCTGTTCGGAGGCGGAGACGGCTTCATCAAGGGACCGAGAGGCGGCCAAGTAGGCTTCTTGAACCATGAGGGGAACCATTCCGTAATCGACGTAGACGAAATCGTCGGCTTCGTGCAGGGAGATACGCTTGTTGCTCATTAGTTTCTGGGTGGCGGAGAAGAGATCGAGACGAAGAGTGGCATCTTTTTGTGATACATCAATGGAGGGGGATAAGCGGCTTTGCCGCGACGCAGCCGAAGGCTGCTCGGAGTGTGTGCTAACGCCTCCACCACTAAACTGTAACTGATTCACGATAGACCGAATGTCATTTCCGCCGGTTTCGCATAGTGTTTCCAGCTCCGCTTTCGAGATGGTCACGCCTTCTTTCTTACAGAGTCCAAGCATCGCAGTGGCGATGGTGGATTTAACAGGACGACTACATTTGACCACCAGACATGCTTTTTGAAGAGGTGCCAACTTGGGTGGTAACTGATTGGCGATACAGATGATGGGACAATTCGATTTCCGAATCAAATCAGCGAGTTCACCAACACCGCCACGATCCTGGGCGCTGAATCCATCGACTTCATCCATGATGACCACTTCTTTTTGTAATCGTTTCATTCCCAGTCCGAACATCCCACGTAACATAGAGATGGAACGTGTATCCGATGCGTTGTATTCGGTAACGGTGTAGCCAGCGGTTTTCGCAATCAAATGCGCCATGGTACTTTTTCCGATACCAGGAGGTCCACTAATCAGTGCGCCACGGCTATTAGCAGGCCATGCCTTGATCCATTGAGTGAGTTGAGCAATAGACTCTTTGTGACCAATCACATCTGTGAGAGTCTTGGGAGCATATCGATCAACCCATAGGTCATCTCGACCTCCTTTTCGTTCTTCTTTGGATGATTCGAGCACGATAGGAATACCGAGACGAACTGCTTCTTGATATCGCGCGGATTCGGTAATGGGTCGGCCGTCATTACAATGGGTTCCTGCGTGAAGGACATACCCCTTGCGAAGCACTTTATGGTCTCGTCCTTCCTGACTGGTCGTGTTCCCCGTTTTGACGATATTCATGTGTAATTCTTAAAAATTGATGTGTCTGACATCAATTTTTAGGACTTAAACTTAATCCAACTATTTACGATAGTCATGAATCCTACTACACCGACCGAAGTCCAAGTCATTACGGAAATGGATGTCTATGAGGCATCTGTTCGCAAGGTAGTGTCGCGCGGTAATCTAAACGCATCACCGCTGGCGGAGCCCAGTTATTCGTGGAGTGATGTGGAGGAGCAAGAGGCTAGAAAGCCAAAGGTACAAGCGCCAAAGGTCAAAGAAGAACCAAAGGTACAAGAAGAACCCGTTTTGACGGAAAGCGTGAATGAAAAGCTGGATAAGCTGATGACAGAAATTGAAGACATTGTCAATAAAGAGAACAACATAAAGGTAGATGTCGAATTGGAGTCAGACGAGGACATGCCTGAATTGGGGGATTCTGAAAGTGACATGCCTGAACTAGTTGATTCTGACAGCGAGATGCCTGGATTGGTATCCGATTCGGATGATGACATGCCTGGCCTGGTAGAGGAATCGGATTCAGACTCTGAAGACGAAGAGATGATGATTGCTGTGTTTCAACGCCCGTCATGCCCTCGATGTGAAGCAGCATTGAAGGTTCTCCTCAACCATGATGAGAATGTAGAGGACTCCGAAGAGTCAGACGAGAAACATACGTATGAAAGCGATACTGAGGAGTCGTCGGAGGAAGAGTCAGACGATTCCGACTCGGATTATGTTCCATCAGAGTCCGAGAGCGAGTCGCCTCGCACGGTACGCCAGTTACGTCGATGGAATACGGTAGAGCCTGTAGAGAACAAGCGAACGGCGTGTGTACCGCCACTCATTCAATATATCGCAATCGTTCTATTTGTGATTCACGTTCTGAAGTTCCTGCTGAATGAGCCGTCTCAGCGTATTCGATGCTATTCTTAAAAAAATGCCTAAAGATAATAACACATGATGTAGTATGTATATCCGTATTGAATTCGAGGATATTAAAAATTATGAAACGATAAAAACACGGCATTTATTTTTTAGTTGTCCAAATGGTATGTTCTTAACATCATCGAAATCTTATTTGATTTCTTCGAATGAAATACGAGAAGTAGGTAAAGAGTCAGTTGTTTTTTGGTATCTAGATACGGATATACTACAGAAATACTATGGAGGTGTTAAGAAGTGTCTAGATGAATTACGAGAATATCAAGGGGTACGTCGTGTTGATATATTACCGGTGGAAGGAAATTTTATTGGAAAGCATAACGAGTTGTTAACAATTCTTATGAAATATATTAATGGAGTACAATAAAGGCAAAACTGAAAGGTACAGCATATGTTTTAAAACACATTCTTCAACAAATACCGCGCACACACAAACAATACACCACCCCATAACGTATCCGCAATGGCGAATTTCCAATCATACTTTTCGAATAAAGCATAATTGGTAAAATCATAGATGGCATAGATCGCCATTCCACGAAAGAATGCCTGTTGGTATGACGACGTTTCTAAGAGCAAATAGGCCAGTGCCGCATAGACAATGATCGCACCGACATAACGAAAGGAAACCGCTTCGCCCTGAATACGTTCAGTCATGGCACGGGCGTAGATACCGCCAGTGCTGAGCCATAGGATGTCTACAAAAAGCAAAACGATAGCGGTTTTCAGATAGACGTTCATTCTATTACAGGTTTCGTTTTGTTATGCGTTGAAATCTTGGTAAGAAGCATCCACAGATAGATAAGATGGAGACCATCAAGTTAGATGCCTTCAATACGAATCTTCATGGATGTCGGATTCTCTGTCAGGGTCCGTTTCCAAAACAATATCCGCCCATCATGGAATCGATACAGAAGCTAAGGGAACCTTTCAAAAAACGCATTCTTCTCTCGAATACACCATTTGGAATCAGTAAATATCTTCCGATGGCTTATGATACTGTTTTTCAGATGAAAGAATCAGTAGATTGGACGTTACTGCTAACGTATATTACATATGCTCCAAAACCTCTTCTTGTGGTTTCAGAAGACATTGTGATTCCGGACGGACTGTGGCCAAAGATGACACGTCAAACGACATTTGTCAATATCACATCGGCAACGGTGCTACATGTACGTTCGTATGATGCCATCTTTTTTACACCGATGGAGGATGTTTCGAATTCGTATGCAGACTATGTATTCAAATTGTTACAGAGTCTGTATCGTGCGTCGTATTCTACGAAGGAACATAGGGAGATTCTTCAAGAACTGCGTGTCGCGCAGGCGGGACTGGTATGGTCGAAAGTCGACGAGGAATCGCAAGGAGGGAGTGTCTGCTGGTATGATCCGGTTTCGATTCAAGCAGCAGACCGTCTTACGCCGAATGAAATGGCAGAGGTACTTACTGTGATTGCGGGACAGATGCGGAATTAACGACGGTTAAACACGCCGTTGTAAGGTTTCATGATTGTCGCACCCTGAGTACGGCTATTATATTCCATTCTGGCCACGGTTCCGTTAGAAGGTACCATGATCGTACCATTGGAACGTCTGTTATATTCTGCTGCTGCCTCATTTCCATTAGAAAGGGCACCATTGTTGTGACCCGCCGGAATAAAGGCAGGTGCGTTTACAGATGGCATAAATCGACTCGTTTGAAATGGCGCGGCACTAGGATTTAAGCCGTTGGTGCGACGCGCTGTAACAAAGGCGGGTGCGTTTCTACGTAGTCTTGAAAATGGCTTAGCGTTAGGATTTAATCCGTTACCAGCTCCTCCGCGACGACTACGAAGTGTGCGAAGTGAGCGATGGGTACGACGATGACGACGGGTGTGATGTTTGCGTGACTTGCGAAAGTGTGATTTACGACGAGTGGCCATATCTATAGGGTCTTTATATCTTTTTTTTGAGTCATTCTTCTGATATAATACGCAAGTTAGATGCGCTAAACAGGACTGTTACATTTAAAATCTTTGACACGTTTAAGTTTAGTTTGTGCTTCTTCTACAGTTCTAGGAGTTACTGAAACGAATTTATTTGCTAACTGATATTGTTTCCATTCAAGGTATAATTCCGCGGTGCGAATACGTATTTTATCACAATGCTTATAGTCCTCTGGACGAAATGTACCACCTCTACGATTCATGATATTATTTGCATGTATCCTTAAGGAATGTGCATAATTTTTCAATACATAATACATTAATTGATATAACGGCCCTATAAAGAGGACATTCGTATTACGAGGGTTTGGAGTAACATCTGTTTTGATTCCAGGACGGTCTGTGTTGATAAAATGAAGTAGTAAATCATTACAACCGTTTATCCATTCGTCTACTATAGGATATTGGTCTTCTTTGATTGTAATACGAATCGAATCATCAAGTGGCATATCATTTGTCGGATTTATCATTTTAATATTAGAGTACGTAGTAAGCTTGAACTCAAATAACTCGAACGGATGATCTTCTGGTTTATTTTTCCATGCGCTAATCCTTTCTTCAATTTCAGCAATTTGTTGTTGTTGTAGTTGATTGGAAAGAGAAGAAATAGAAGCATGTTGATTTGATAATTTTTGATTGGCGGCAATCTTCATGTAATTAGAAATATTTTTTGCTTCTTGGTTACGAAGTTTAAAAATTTCATCGAACATCCATTTTCTTTTCAACCGACGACGGGCAATATCATGAATAATATTAATCTCTATATTGTTGTCTTGAGGCCATTTTAATTTTTCGGCACTCCATTTAAGTGCTTGTTCTTTTATAAAATTGCGATATACATCTCCATTATATTGATCTTCTAATTCTTGTACTAAACCGTGTATGTGATCTACCATTCTTTTCGAATGATTTTTAGCACGCGCACGAATCGCAACGATCCGATTATGTTTAGGTGTCCATACACCACCTTTCTTCTTACGCGTCTTGCGTATGGTACGCTTTCTACGTCGTGTACCCATCTATTGTATTCACTTATTAAAATATGAGAATACAATGGATCTATCACCATCGAATGTGATTAGTAGAAAGATTCGGCTTGTTTTTTAAATTCTTCGGCTTTCTTTGATGAAATGGATGCTAAGTTGGAACTACGAGATCGTTGTTTGACAACCTCTTGTAGTTTTACCATGTCAATTTTGCCACCGGATTGTTTTCGTGCGACGCGTTTAAAAGTCCTTTTGGAAGTACCTTTATAACGCCTTTTAGAAGTCCCTTTACGAGTCCGTCGTCTCATTCTGTTATGATAGGAGATTACTTGCGATGAGAACGCTTGTGGGTCTTGTGAGCGCGACGTCTATGAGTTCTGCGGCGGCCGCCACCGGCCGATACAGCAGGTGGCCGTTGACCCTTCACTAACTCCTCAAATGAAGTGGTTGCTGCACCTTGGGCGGAGGTTGCTACATTCTTTGACATATCATTAGCAACTTTCGCCAGTCTTTGTAATTCATTAAACGCATCTGAGACAGCATTATTAGCTTCAGCCAACTTATCATTGGCGGCTTTTTTCATGGCTTCAGCTCTGGTTTTAGCACCCTCTATGGTGGTTCTAGCAGTCTCATCTGCAGTGTTCTTCTCATCGAGAGCCTTCTGATCTGCTGCCGCCTTTGCGGCAGTAGCAGTGGCATCAGCAGCTGCCACGTCTTGAGCATATTTAGCTTGAGCATCTGAAGTAATTTTAGCGGCGGCCGTATTAGCTTGTGCCTCGATAGCATCCGCTTCCGTCGCAGCTGTTGCTGCTTCACCCTGTCTGGCTGCTAATGCATTCGTTGCGGCTGCCACAGCTTGATTAGCTTCCGTTTGAGCTTCTACTGCTGCATTCGATGCTAGTCCCGCATTCCTTCCAACCGAACTACGGGTGTTAACAATCGCTTTGATATTCTGAATAAAATCACCGCCGTAGGTTTTGCGCGAACGATTACCCTGCTTACGACTTTTGAAACGAGCCATTTCTATGATAGGGTGAGATTTATTGCCACCTTATCATGGAAAGAAAGAGTTACGATTTAATGCTTCGTGGCACCTGACGCATCGGCAAAGTTAGAAACCGAGCCGTTTGCGCCACCGCGCTTGCGAGTGCTGCGCTTGCGAGTGTGACGACGGGACGCCTTGCCCTTGGCCATCGACTTGCTCATCAGCTTGAAGGTGCCCTTCTTGGCAATGAAGCCAAGCGCACGGAGGTGCTTGATGGCCTTCTTGCCCGCAGCATGCTTCTTGCGAGAAATGATGCGACCGTGGTGCTTCATGAGATCTTTTTTGGTAAGGCCACCCGAGGTGTGTTTCGCGGTTCCGTGGAAAACTTGGGCTTTGGAGCCAACGGCGGAAATGTGTGACATGGTTCTATCTGTCGGAGAGATTATTTATGAATACGCACCCAGCCTAAACTCTGATGCCGAATCTATCGACAGATAAAAATTGAAATGGCGATGGCCCGTAAAAAAGACGCACCACCACCCGAAACCATGACACTGACCTATATCAAGAACGAGCATGGACACTTTGTATGCCCTGACTGTGGCGTGGTGAAAACCCGTCAGAATTCCATGCATTACCACATGAAGAAACACATGGAGGAACTCAACCATGTATGCAAGGCGTGTAAAAAGGGTTTCTTACAGAAACAGACGCTGGACCTTCATATTCGTTCGAAGCATCCTGAACTCGAGGCAAATCCGGAAGAAAACAAGAAGTTTTCCTGTCCATTTGATACATGTGACTTCCGAGCGCTGACAAAGGGCAATTGTGTGATTCACTGTCTTCGTGTTCACTTTCAGGAAGAGATGAAACTCCTCATGAAGGTCAATCAAGAAACGAAGAGCATTTCGTGTACGAAATGCGATACGGAATTTCAATCCAGCTGCTCATTCTATTACCACTGTAAAAACTGCATCGAAACCGAAAAGGACATCAAGTTCCAAAAACTACAGGAGATTAGCCAATAAGATATTCATACATAGTATAATGGACAGATATACCACACTATTTTGGCTGTTCACAATACTTTTTATTGTGTTATCATCTTATTTGACATGCTGTACGAAGAGAAGCAATGTATTTTATGCCCAGATTGCGTCTGGTCTTGGTATCTTTGCCATGAGTAAAATCGGACGCACATTCTTAGGATTATCCGGTCCTTAATTTCGATAATCCCGTCGATAGATCTCGGCTAATACCCGAATAACGTCATATATGGTGTCGATCACCGATTTGCCGTTGTTGCCGATGTAATGTAAGGGGCGATTATGATAAGTCGTATTTAAATCATCAGTAGCCTCGAAATCTTGTATGGGTCCGCTACAGGAACAGCTTCTAATGCGATATAAATCGTACATGTCATCGCCGATGTATCGCTTGGTATCCAAACAGCAAAAACACGTAATATAGGGTAAACATCGTCGCGCATCTTCCGCATCTAATGGGTTTGTTTGGTGAACTTCATCTAGAACGGATTGGAGCCCTTCGACAATCATCTGTCGTATCGAATCCATTTCTAATGGATGACATAAAATCCCTACAAAGGGCATGTTGCGGCGGCATGACCAAATACGTAACATTTGTCACAAAACTGCTTGGATTCGACCTCATCTACTGGACCACAATGAGGACAACTGACACATCCAGCTTCTTTACACCATTTTCGCAAACAACGCAGATGCGCTTGATGACCACATTCTAGCTGATATCGTCCCCATATGATATTATTAGATGGATCATTCTCATCAATAAAGCCGGCCTCAACCAAATGACAAACCTCGCAGGTCCATGGCGCACTATCCGTTAGAAAACATGTATAGTATCGACATTTGTAGCATTCATCATCGAGATAGTAATGCGACATCTTATCCATACATCGCAGTTTTTATTTAGATTGACTTACTGTGAGTCTTCCGAAAAAGTATCCACGTAACGGACGAGAGAAAACAGGTGATATCCAGCGGCCGCGAATGCGGCCATCAGCAAGAGTTCATAGGCGGAGCGAGGCGTCTCTTTTTGATGGTATCCGATATACATTAGTAGGGGTGATACCAATAGAACATGGATCGCATTCACCCATGAATAGGCGGACTGTGACTGAATCCGTAGAAAGAGTTTGAATCCGTGATAAACAAAGATGACAGCGCCGATCGTAAGAATGGCGAGATAGACCCAATGGGGAACACTGGAACGTTGAAATCCAATGTAGAGAAACAGTGGTACAACGAAGATTAAATGAAAGAAGGATAATACGGCATGCTTGTCCATTTCTATCTATTATAGATTCAAATGTTTCATGGAGGAACGATTGGCTTGAGACAAAAATAAGGGGCTGGGAAGTGATTTGGTGGCGGGTGGGGTCAGTGGAGAGAACGAACTCTTGGTGGAGAAGAAGGGTACAGGAATCTTTTCCCGTAGCATCATGTTCAGTTCCCGTTGTTTGATCAGTTTGAGTTCTTCTAGCAATTGATGAGTTCGATCATTTTGTGAAGATAAATGTTCACAAGGCGAACGATGATGAGTCGAATCTATATCCTTCTTCAATTGTTTAATTTCAGCCGATAAATGCTGAATCGATTCATTTTGCTGATGAACTAATGTTTGAAGCGAGTCTATTTTTTTATTTAGTTTCGATTCTAAATCCAAGGAAAACCAATCATCTTCGATGATCGTGTTTGCCATCCTACTCTTCTTCAGAAAAGATGTTTAGGATGGCGATTTATTGTATAAATTCTTGGTGTGTCATAAAATTTGATTCATGATCTCCATTCAAAAATATTATCACATCACTTCGTAACACTTCGTATGATGCAGCGTTACACTCCTCCCAAGCCCGCTCCACTCCCCGCCGATTACGACGAGTTTTATGCCACTCTCACCGCCGAAGAAAAAGAACTTGACGCTCTAGCAAAAGAATGGCTCGGTTCCTCCTATTTCATTCAATGGACCCATATGTATACCAAGTGGTCTAAGCAAAAAGCGGCGGCCAATAAAAAGTAATTAATACCATTCCTTTATTTATTTTTTAGATTGATAATAGGCGGATCTTTATGTAAAATCAGCGATTCAGGTGGATAAAGCACAAGAATCTGATAGACTGACACCAGGATCGCATTCGTGATCGGATCTTTGATCTGATCCATATTCATCGAGCGTCTTCTGGAATCCACATACTGATCCACATCTGGATACCGAACAATCTCCGAGAATTCATCCCTCCATTTTTTCATAAAGATCGATCCTTTGTTACATGCGATAAAATGTTGTTTGATCGGATCTGTTATTGCGCACTCTCCATATTTCGGAAATACCCATTGATCAATGGGTTGTTTCAATTCGATCCACGGATCGATCCAGATTCCACCCCGTTCCGTCAAGATCCATACTTTGATCAGATCTGGCAAGTAATCAGGGTTCAATACAGGATGCGCTAGGAGTTCTTCTCGGATCGTAACATATCCCTGATATGTTTTCTTTGTTAAGATCGTGATCTCATATTCTGGATTGTGAAGACGCCACGATTGAATACATTTTTTTGCGTTATCCGAAAGACGCTTCTCAGGTGCCAGATGATCCGGCTCTTCCCAATACGTCCAGATTGTTTTCGGTGCTTGATTGTATTGTGGTTTCGGATAAAACCATATACCGTAGCCGATCAGAATAAGGATCGTTATTACCATGATGAACTCATTCATCCCTACTTTGTATTTTCATATATGTGAAATATGTGAAAATAAAAATTGAATTAAATATAGGCCTACCGATAAGATAACCATGCTTCCTCTTGTTTCACGCCCCAAGCCTATTTCGTCTACGCTGCCGCCGCTTCCTCGTTCCCTTCTTCAACTTATCATCAAACGGGCAAATGCGGTAGAACCTGTTATTCCTGTCGTATCCCATGCTTAGATTTCGAAAAATAAAGATATATTTTATTTTTAAGAAGAATATCAATAATCAAATAATATTTTCTACATTTAAATCATAACTATGCTTTATTCTTATTCTTTTGAGTTTTTTGAAAGCGATTGCCGCCCTTTTTTGTTGCACTTGTTTTCTTTTCTGTCTTTGCCACTCGTTTTGGTGCCTTAAATTGAGTGTAATGTGCTAATACATCTTCAATATATTTTTTATGTTCTTGAATTCCAAAAAACTTATAATAATCATCTATGCCTTCGGATGGAATCGTAATAGAATTTGCGACTAATGGTTCGTTTTTTGTCATTTTACCAGACGCGTATTGTGTAATAAGAAAGATAAATTTTACAATATCAGACGAAAAGAATGATACAATCCGTTTTCCCATCTTATTAGAATCAACAACTGTATACATTGTCATCTCATATGAGCCAATTTGTTCTTCTTTTTTAACGTATTGAACCGTAAAACAATCAACTCCTCCATCAAAATTCATAATTACTTTATCTTGATTAATATTATTATCACCGACTGTATTTGAATATTGATATTTAGGCTCACTGTTCTTATTATATGTATAGATGTATCTATATTTTCCTTTAGAAGAGTCCACCGAAAATCCTTTCCCATTTCGATATCTTCCAAAATCCGGTTTATCTCCATCTTTTGATGTAACCTTATGTAATATATCTTGCGTTTGTTTTGTAATTAGATTTGGCAAATAATTAAGATTATAATTTAGACGTACTGAATTTGCTTCTGTTATTTCTCCCAAAAATATATTTTTTGTATCGCATGTAGATCTATTACCATCTTTCTGATATACATAATAATCTACTGCAGGAAAATGAGGAATAAATACCTCCTTACCCATTGCTTTTGAACGCTGATCATTTGTATAAATAAATTTAAATACACCAGTTGCCTTCAAAATATTCCATACTTGTCCTTGTCGTATTTGACCAGTATAATTACCAGTTGAAAACTTCTCTTCTTTAAATTCATCTTCTGTTGGCTTTTTCCATCCTGGAGGATGAACAAATAATAAATATCCCCCATTTTTTAGCATCGAATTAGATTTCACTACAAAATTTGGCCAAATTACATTACCAGAAGATCCTGTTCCTGTTTTAGGAGGATTATAAGGAGGATTGCCCATAACAATATCAAAGTGCATAGGCCAGTTTCTTTCTTTCAATTCTTTATATGTAATCTCGAGACTATCGGTAGTGATAATATTAGGTTCTACACCAGGTGCTAATTTAGAAAAAATTCGTTTACATTTTGCTGTATTTTCCTTTCTAAATTCCATCATGTATAACATATTTTCGATAATATGTTTTGCTCTATTTTGTGGTGAAACACCATTTAATTGTTTCATCAATCGATAAAATACAGCAACTGGAAAATTACCCATTCCATTTGCTGGATCCAGCCATTTTTTGGTTTTGTCTTTAAAGATGGCCGGTTCAACCTCTTCCAGTTTATCTAACATCTCATTAACAAGCCACATAGGTGTAAATACTTCACCATATTCATCCTTCAATTCCGCAGTCGGAGCAAGATATTTATCGATATACTTTAAGACATCTTGCTGATCCGCTGTGGGATCATTTGCCTTCTTCTTCATTCCTCTATATGTACTGTTTATTTTTTTATCAATCATGTGCTCTAGACTTGTAATAATATCCGCAATCGTTTCTGCTTTTTGTTGTTCATGAACTAATTTGAGCCCTTCCTTGTCTTTTTCTGTATATTTTTTAGGATCTTTTGGCGTATCCGACTCCCAAATAACGAATAACCGAATAAGACCTCGTTTCACAAGTGTATCAAATACCAAATCTTGTGCTTCTGAATCTTCCCTTAATTGTTCATGTACTTCATGTAAATTTTGTGAGTTATATGTAAATGCAATTAGTTTTAACGTTGTTTCGATGATTTGTTTGAATATTTCAAACCGTTGCTCATCGGTTTGTTCTGGAACAGATGAATGAGGTTTTGGTTTGGGAGTCTTAGGTGGAGGCGGAGGACCTACACGAACGCGTTGTTTACCCGTTCCAAATGACTTAGATTCATTATTATTTTGATTTGGATTGCGTTCATCCTGTTCTTTCAATTCAAACATACGTAATTTTGATTGTTTAAAATCTTCCATCAATATACTTGAAATATCCTTATCGTCGAGCGCGCTTGTCATATCGATCGCAGCATTTTCTAATTTTTTAAGGTACTTTGATGATGATACAGTTTCATCAATTCCTCTAACTTGTTCATATAATTGATGATAATCAATTGGTTTGCCACCAGGCGATGCGAATAAGAAACGATCTGTATTGATTCCAAATGTATTAATAACAGTTTGATACATTGTATGGTTATTTATATCTGTTTTTGATTGAATACCTCGAATGTGTTGACAGATAGCATGAATAGAACGTTGCGGATTGAGATCAACTACATATGCTTTCTTCTTACCTTCACTTTCAGTTAATGCTCGAAAGGTCTTCTGTGTTGTTGCATCTGGATCTGTATCATCGTCTAATAACATTACAACATCTGCGCATCCCAATGAAATGCCCATTCGTAACATAAACCCTGTTAAAATGATGGTACCCTTCTTCCTCACACATCGATTCTCGCGTTCTTCTTTCTCAATACACTCTTTCAAGTCGGATGAATTACCACATGACATATTGAAACAATTGCCTTCAATAAATGATTCGACTGTTATTTTAGATTCTGTTTCCTCCGTTGTTTGTGCTATTTTATCAGATTCTCCTCCATACACACCAATTACACAAAAATTCTCATTAAACCATGGATGATGAAGTAAGGCGGATGCAAGTGCTATAATGCGCTTTTGAATTCCATTTGATGGTGGGATAAACCAGATTTGTGTATGTGGTACGCTACGTGTCAATCTGTTACCATTTACGTAACTATCCTGATAAATACGGTCCATTATATTAAAATGACTTCCTAGATCGCCTTCGATGTGTGGTACCGATTCACCTCCAAGATTACGAAGTCTTGAATCATCATTCGGTCCAATATAATTTAGTAATTTACCGACAATGCCTGGATTTGAAAAAAGAGTCCATGTATCTGATAATTTTGATGGAACCTTCTTAGCATTATTAATTGCGAATATCGCATCCATACTTATTCCTCTTGAACTATCCTGTAATAATTGGCCTTGAAATGATTCGATCGCTTTATCTTCAAATTGTGTCGTAATCAATTCGATATTTGGAAATTTAGAATAGATTTGCTGTATTTCTTTGATTCCATTTCCACGTGCTGCTTGACTTGCGATGACAATATCAAATATGGTACTGGTTTCTTCATCTGTTTCATCGATCAATATATGTCGCTCACGAAATTGTTTAAATACATCCGCATTTGTTAGATTCTTTCCTAATTGAATATCTTGGTATTCCCAATGAAATAATTGAGATGGTTTTATATTGAATTGGTAAAATGGCTTAATGTATGTAGCAGTCATTAATATGCGAATTGTATTTGGATGAAGTGTACCATATACTTCTTGAGCAATTACACCTCCATTTCCAAAATGTGCTTCATCGAAGAAACACATATCAGGTATGATTGTTTTTTCAATTAATCCCTTTAAAATAGAACGCTTAATTGGATAAAAGGTAGTCGATTGATTTATATTTTTCCCGCTTTTTAGAAGAGATGCTAATTTAGAACGAACCTCTTTATGTATATGATCCAGCTCCGTTGTTTCATCGATTTCTCCACTCTTTAATTTATCAATCATATCCCTTGCAATCACATCTTTTGCTTTTAGTGCGTACGCCATTTTCACAAGCTGATAGGATGTAAAAATGATCATTTTTTCTAATTTACGTTCTATCTCCTCGGCATGCTCTTCATCTTTTAAATAAATCACTTTATAGTCCGAAAAGTCAGCAAATTTATAAAATAAATCATTTAAAAATTGTTTATGTGTTTCTTTTGGTACATGGGTAAGAACCAGAACAATATTTGGCTTTATTTTTGAAATGATTCCTCCACAAATATATGTCTTCCCTCCACGCGGCAATACACCGATCAATACCTGCTTGATGCTATCGGACGTAGTCGATAGATAATGATGCGTTTTTTCCACCATCAGTTCTTGATGAAAACGTAATGATAAATATGATTTGGGTTCGGATGTACGACCATACAATGCCTCTATCGTGGATATTATATCTTCTTTCATATGATTTTGAATCACCTCTCGAAGTGATTGAATTGCATACTTAAGATGGCTTTCTCCAAAAATTTTATTACCTCCTTCCTTTATTTTACTTGTTAAATACCTTTTTCTAGCATTTTCAACGATATTACTTACCGCATTTGAATCTTTAACAAATAATAGTATGTCATAGTCAATTTCTTCTTTTTTAAGAATATCTGCTGCCACAATCAACGGAGCAATATCAAAATTTTCGACATTCTTTTTTATATCCAATTCGAAGAATTTAACGGAAGAGATAAACATACGATTCAATAGTGGTTTTTCTTCGCATGATGAACATCCCTCTATGCGCGGCTTGACTTTATCTTCTGAATTATGATGATATAGAAATGTAATATCACTTACACCTGATGCACTTGTTCCAAATTTCATATGTTTAAAAATCGATAAAATATTGTATGAGTCAGATGCATTATGTTTATTATGAATGACTTGTGGCGCTTTGCTCTTATTTACTCCTCTCCAATCTAATAATTGAACATATTCAATCGGAAACCCAGGTAAATATCCAAGACCAATCACAATGTTCCACAATGCTTCAAACATCGATGTCTTGCTTCTTATTCGTGTCCATCCTTCGAACTGAATCGTAAGAAGTGATAATGGATCTTCAAACTCTGGACGAAGTACATATTGTATTAATAATTCGTACATATTTTCTGGTCGTTTGTATTTTTTTGACAATTGTTCTTCTTCTCTTCGAGCATTTGATTCTAATTCCTTTAATGCCTTCTTTAATATTAATATCATTTGCGAACGAGATGAAACCTGTGTACCTAATTCAGGGTCGTAACGATATTTTGAAAATGGTTCCTCTTTTATATCGTCTGATTCATTTTCTTTAGAGTCAACGAATTCATCATTGTTATCATATTGACTTTTCTCTAATACATCTGTATGCGATGACTTCGCTTTTTTTACATCGGCCACTTGTGACATAGCCGCATTATTTGCCACAAAAGAAAAATACTCATAATGAAGCTCTGACGGATTATATAAATGTATTACATCCTTTTCTCCACTTGTTTTATATAGATTTTCTTCATTATTACTTCTAATCTCAATCAATACATCACATTTTTCGAATTCTTCCGTTACGATTCTTACTTCGATTTCTCCCACCCATTCACCCGATGTTCGTATATGTGATGCAAGTCTTTGACAAAATGACTCTCTTACTCCTAAATTTTCTCCGTGTTCTCCAAACTCTATCTGAAACCATTCTGGAAATCCACGTGTAATTTCTTCATATGTCTCTGTATTTGTAGTGTATTGTACGAGACTATCATACATATCCAACCTTCCATTCTTTTCATTTGAATATGGAAGATGACCCGAGACTACTATGTCCGCTATTTTATCGCGGAATGCTTGTATAAATGACGATTCATTCTCTATAGTAAGAGAAAGACACTCACCTATTTTTTCTAATAATCCATCTCTTTCGTGTAATGACCTATATAGTGCGCTAAAAAAACAATCACCTTGTGACAATGTATGTCGTAGTATCACTGGAAATGTACCATCTAAGAGGGGTATCAGTTGAAGCGGGATACTTTCTTTTTCATTATGTTTTGGTATAGGAGCAGCCTCTTGTTTGCTTTTGTTTACTCCATTTATAACAGATGGAGCTGCCACACTACTCGCCACCTTTTTTGGAGCGATTGGTGGACCCTTGCTTATACGTATAGGTGGTACAGACTGCTCCTCAACCGCATCCGATAAAACAATTTTATGGTCAACTAGCTGTTCTTGTTCTGGATGTCTTACTGATTCAACAGCATTTTCACTTTCATGTAGTGGAAGGTTACTTTGTTCCTCGATATCAGGTAGAACAATTTTCTGAACCAGTGGATGTGTTGCCTGGATTCCTACATTATTCTTACGAGTCAATGCTACCGTATTTGGATTTCTAACACGTGGTGCTATTTTTGGCCCCTTTTTTTTCTGTGTCGTATGAAGCGCATTGTTTCGAACATTCTTACCAGATGAATCCATCTACTTATAGCTGGTTATTATAATTCATTATTTATCCACGTAGTTGGACAATCTAAAGTCACATCATGTGATTACTATAGACATGGCCACTAAAATGATGATGGCGGACGGTATTGGCTTTGTAGAACTTCTCGAGACATTCGGTGACGATTTGACAGTGGTAAATGCGGCTCGTGTCTCCTTTGATAAAGTGTCCACTTCTCTCACCGAGGCCGATAAGAAACTCATCAACTATCTGGCCAAGCACGATCACGTATCACCTTTCTTCCATCCTCAAGTGCGGTTTCGTCTAAAGATGCCGATTTTTGTTTTGAGGGAATACTTTCGACATCAAATCGGTCTATCGCGTAATGAAGTAAGTCGTCGTTACGTGGATACTAAGGCAGAATGTTGGGTCCCTTCACCTACAGATCTAAGACAACGAGACCGTAAAATTAAACAGGGTTCCAAAGATGCACCTGTAGAAGACAGCGAAGAAGTCTGGAATCTTGTGAACGAACAGACACAGCGTGCCATTCAAACCTATGAAGAATTGTTGGAACGAGGTGTTGCTCCTGAAGTGGCTCGTGTCATTCTACCACAAAGCATGTACTCGTTGGTGTACGAAACCGGTTCGCTTGCGGCCTATGCCCGCATCTGTAACTTGCGCCTGGACCCAACTGCTCAAAAGGAGATTCGTAATTATGCTACAGCGATTGATACATTGATGCGCAGTGCATTTCCTGCCTCGTGGGAAGCACTTAGTGCGAAATTTAAAGGGGATCACTAAAAATTGAAGAAATACGATGTATCATTGTATATTATACCATGAGCAAATACACGAATATGACGATTGAACAAATCATCCAGCTTCTTCATCACAAAGAAATGATATATTCCGCCATCGAAACCTATTATCAATCATTGCCAGACGGCGATAAAGAATGGGTCGACTCCAACTGGTCTTCCATCCAATCGGCGTTAGTCGATAAAATGGCAGAAATGGTCGAACAACGAGAATACGAGGATGACGAAGACGAAGACGAAGACGATGAATAACCTAAACCGATTTGCGAATAGAATAAGTAATATACTCGCGATGCTTGCGGCCGCCTACGAAGTCGCAAAAATCGAAAGTAAAAAAAACGATCACTTGTCAAGGCTCGACATTTATCGCAATGTCCTTGAACCCTATTTTTATTCCCATTTGACTGAAAACTACGGAAAAATGCTTCAAGAACACTGGGAAACCTATCGTCCGCCACTTACCTCTGAAAACGCATTCGTGATTGTAGAACGTCGTGCTCATCCCAACTTCCGCTTTATCCTACAAAACATGGCATGGGCTGCGCCCCATATGGCCGTTTATCTCTTCTGTTCCGACGAGAACCTTGCCTTTATCGAGGCGATTCTCGGCGATAAAATCAACTCCTTTCACATCATTGAAGCATTTCAGGGGGATGTCTCTCGTGAAGAGGGGAAAATCGGATACAATGATATCATGACCGACTATCGTTTCTACGAGTCCATCTCCGCTACGTACATCCTCACCATTCAAATGGACAATATCATTCGACGAAAGATTCCCGCTTCCCTATTCGTCGGCGATTATTGGGGAAATCCATGGGCATGGCGCACCCATGCAGCAGGCGGCGGCGGGGCGACTGTACGCCGCGTTACAGCCATGATCGAACTCTGTAAGAAACACCGTCCTGATCCAACTATTGACGTACCACCCTTGGAGGATGCCTGGATCGCCGAACGCACCAGCTCCTTTCCTGATTTTGAGTTTCGCCGTGAGCATTTGATGGAAAGTATTCCTACCAACGATCCTGTGATTCTTCACCAATTCTGGACATTCATGGATGCGTATATTGTTACGCCTCGAGACAACGTGATCGCATATTGGACCCATTTATTGACACTTTCACAAGGTTGTTGACACTTTCCCCCTAATTTACTTTTTCAGATGTTGATACACCAAAAACGCCACGAGCGCTACGCATACCACCTGACTGGCTTGCGCAACTCTCCATTCTCGATGAGATATTAAACGATGTGTTTCCGTAAAATCGACGGGAACATTACAAAGCGCGCACCCTTTGTCCAATTGAATGTCCGTCTTTGCACCTTGATGTTGCTGTAATACGAGTTTTGTACTACCCACTAGCCGCATATCCGTTAAATAAGCATGAATCGATGCCCACATGTCAATATGGCAATGAATGGGATAAGCATTCTTTAATAACTGTTTCGCGGCACGCAACGTAAGAACATACCCGTGAAAAAGTACAAAAGATCCAAGGCGGATCACGCCCGATTCCGCCGGTTCGTTTGGAATTCTTGTCTTATCTTCCCATACTCCGCCTAAGAGCCATATGTCCCACTGCGTCGGATTCTTGAGAGTGTTTGAATCCTTGATTATCTGATTGGCCCTTTCTTTGAAATCAGATGGAATGATAGCGTCATCCTCGAATACCATACACATTTCCTGGTTATGATCCACCATCCATTGCCATACTGCAATATGCGACAAGGCACATCCCACTCCACCCATGCTATCCAGCTCTTCATGTGATCTGCGCGTTTTTGTTTTGATGTTCCGCTTGGTCAATGTAGTGATCCGATCATCCGTATCGAGATCAATTGTTTTTCCATCCACACCCAGAAATCGTTTTACGGACGGTAGTCCGGGCTGATCCTGGAATCGCCGCCACCGGTCCGCACGACGTTCCAATGTAATACATACTGCTGGGATCGAATCAATGGACCACGACATCCCTCTTCTAGAGATCGAGAAACTCTCTCCCCACCGATCAGATGATCCGCGTCCTACGTGACACCGATTACATAGTCGTCAAAACCCTTTTCTTTCTTACTTTTCATACTTCTGAGGAATCCTACTTCAAAGAAGCATGGCAACATCGAACATCCGATTGTTCCTTCGGATTATGGAAAGAAGGATGCTTGATCGGTCTGGCGATCGTACGTGATACAAAACTCGAATACATTTGTATTGATCCTTTTCAGCAGGGTCATGGGTGGGGTTCTTTACTGCTTCGACACGTTCTATCGATTTGTCCTACACTCTACTTGAATCCTGCGGATGATCCTGTGTTATGTCGATGGTACGAATGTCATGGATTCCAATTATCAAATGAAGAGGAGTGTTTTTCCTCCACCCATCGATGCTACGTCCGACATCGATATCATACTCGAAGCAAGACAGCTCGTAAAAATTGATTGTTTTTGATGGATGTAACGGATAGATATCCAATGGGCCATCTTTCTCTTATCATCGGCTGTATGTTTGCGCAGAAGACCACCGAGTTGCTGCGTCGCGTTCGCCGTTACCAATCCATCGGCTACAAGGTTCTGGTTGCGAATTATATTTCAGACACTCGTTATGGAAACGACCGTATCGCTTCTCACGATAAAGAGTTTGAAAAGGCTATTTGCGTGTATCGATTGGCTTCCCTCGAGGACATGGTCCGATCCGGTGCCTACCAGGTTCTTGCCATCGATGAGGGTCAGTTCTTCGGCGATTTGTTTGAGAAAATTACCAAGTGGGCCGATGAATTACCCATTCACATTGTGGTTTCAGGACTTGATGGAACATCCGATCGCAAGCCATTTGGCGATATGCTGCGTCTCATTCCTCATGCCGAAGAAGTGGAGCGTCTCAGTGCGTTCTGTGCCGTGTGCCGTGATGGAACCGTTGCGGTGTATTCCCAATGCGTTTCTATCGAGAAAGTAGGCGATGTCCTGGTCGGTGCTGCCGATTCCTATCGCCCCGTTTGCCGCAAACATTATTTATCGTCCAAGTAGAATGCCTCGTATCTATGACTCTTCACAGCTAACCAAACGCCGCGGTCAATTGGCCATTTCGGGTGGTTTTTTACGTAATGCGGGTACGGCGGCACCCAACAATTTCACATGGCAATCGCGTTCGCCTCATGGAATTTCGGCTGGCTCTATTATCAATGATGTCAAAGTTGGCAGTATGACAGAATATACTCGTTACCCAACTTGTATCGCGGTTAGTGTAGGCTGTCCATGTGATCCGGCGATTAGCGCGTCCCTTATCACTCCGCCTTACGTCCCTGCTCTTCCTGGTGCGGTCTCTGGCATTACCTATACGGTCGGCTCTATCATTGTTTCTTGGAATGCACCCTCCGTGGGAGATGGCCCGTTTACTTACACGGTGACGCCATTTTTGAACGGTGTTGCACAGGATCCGATTACTACTTCTGCAAATTCCTATCGCTTTACAGGTCTTCAAGAAGGACAGCCCTATACCTTTACGGTTGTCGCATCCAACGTAGCAGGTCAGGGGCCTGTCGTGAATGCGCCCTACTTTTTGGCTCCTCCAGATGCGCTATCCGTTGCTATGTCTGGCAGTTCTACACCGATTAATCCCGATCCATGCTTGACATACATCATGAATGCGGGTCTCGATAATGTGCTACAGTATATTGCGTCATCAAATCTCGGCCCTACCAAGGGTTCGCGTATCATGTACCTCTTTGTTGCGTCTGTCGCGCAAGCATGGAACTGGGTAACAGCTGATACGAACGTTCAGGGTGTTCATGATAACTGGAACTGGACCCTTTCCAAGGCGCCCGCACCGCTTTCTGCGAATGATGCAATTATTTGGATTGCGTCTGTGATTGATTATCTCGCATCACAACTTCATACTGTTCCATCTATTTACAACTGCCCCGCCGATGTGGTGGCACGTGTAAAATCGGCGGGTCAATGGAATACTTGGGTTGCCCAATGGGGTACATGGTATCTTAATCGTTTAGCAGACGGCTCCTCCACTGCGAGCACAGCACAACCTACCAGCTCTGCCAATTGGAATCAGACCATTGTAGTTGACGGCGTGACCGTCAATCCGATTAGCGGTTTCCCTCAGCCTCAACAATGGACACGTCTTACAGTAAATGGTAATTTACAAAAGTATTTAACGTATTCATGGAATGCTGTTGCGTCAACATGCTTAACCGCGCAGAACGAGATTGATATTCAAGCGCTTGTTCACCCCGTGACAGGTGCGGATCGCGATGCAGAGATTGATGTTGTTCTGAATATCGCACAGAATCTGACCGATGAAGAGAAAATGATTGCGGAATTCTGGGCAGGATCGGCACCTGGTGTCATGCCGCCGCCTCTTATGGCTGTATGGCTTTGGAAGGAGTACGTTCGCAGTAATACATTTGGCTGTTCGACCATCATGTATTCGCTCCTAGATCTCGCCATTCATTTGTTTGAAGGCTCTCGAGTGACATGGGCGCAAAAGTACGCGTTTATGGAGTCTCGGCCCATTCAAGAGATTCGTCGCCGTTACAGTGGTCAGCAAATTACCTCTTGGAACGGAACTATCTCGGGCGATCAATGGCTGCCTTACCAGCTACAGTCATTCGTCACTCCGCCGTTCCCTGATTTCCCATCAGGTCACAGTCATTTTACCCAAGCATTTGCTAATACGATGAACAAATGGTTCGGCACTGCTATTACTAAAAATACAGTCACATACGACCTACAGACGCTCTATTCGACATCCTTTACCTCCAATCAGACAGTGGCGTTCGGTGATTTCGTTCTGCCGGCCGGATCGTCCGCGGTTGAACCTGGTGTGACTCCTGCGGCGCCTGTCACCTTGTCCTTTGCCACATGGCAAGATATGGCAGACCAGGCGGGCATGTCACGATTGTTTGGAGGCATTCATACGATTTCGGCCCATTACGCGTCCCAGACCACCGCAAATGCGGTGGATGGATACATTTCAAGCGCGTGGGGGATCACGCTCTAAACGCTAAAGCGATTAGAGCCTGTAGCTGCCGCTTTGCGGCAGTCCATCACGCTATAAATCCAATTGTTATAGTTCCGCATCCCACTCTAGAACAGGTTCGTATGGAATCGTTCTAAATTCTTCTGATAGCACATGCTGCTCTTTTTTGATAACAAGAGGGATTTTATTTATTGGTTCTACTACCTTTACTAGTTCAAAATGAACGGTTGGTTCGTCTTCTGACTCACAATCGATACATTCCCCTCTATCGATCTCACAACAACAATACATGTCCACGCAACAATCATCCAATCTCAATCGATAGTCACATTGTTGATATCGGAACAATGTATCATATGCTAGTACGAAATGTCCATCTCCAAATCGTTTATTGGAAGGAATAATGCTCCAATGATCTCGCTGTCGCAGTCTTTCTCCTTCTTGTTTCATCCATGAAATCAGTGCGGGTTGAATATCTTCCAATGAGCAATCATATATACTAAAATGTTTGATCCGATCTCCTTCGATGAGATCGTGATGAAGCATATACTCAAACGATTCTTCTACATACTCCATTACTCATCATTTCATCAGATGGTTTAGGTTTACATAATGATATTCCCAGTAATGATCCGAATGCGTTCCGAATTGCTATACCATTTCCTCCAATTTTCAATTCGCACCCATCCTTGTCTCACCGCCGCAGCCACGCTTTGAATAAATGCCGTGTATTCGCATTTCGGAACCGTTACATTCGCATATGCTGCCTTGCATTCTTCCACCGTTGAAATCAGGATCGGTTGTTCTTTTGATGCTCGAACCGCATTATGAAACGCAAAGAGCCACGCGCGTGTTACGTTTTGAAGTTCATGGCCATACAAGCCCTTTAGAGGCGGCAACGGGTTCGCCGCCAGATACGTGGCAGCGTGCGCCTGACATTCAGTACAAGGAATCATGAGTGGAAGCATTGTCAGAAGCGTTTCCGTGTAATTCGCCTGGTCCGTGTCAATGATTTTATTTCCCGATACACCAATTCGCTCCGCAATACAATGTAGGTATTTCCATAAAATAGGACCCCATTCTGTCGGGGCTAATAGTTGGTCCATTTGAAGAACCGGCGCGGCCGCGCCCTTTTTTGTTCCACAACCACAACCCATCTAATGGGTGACTCGGGTTTTTCTTTATGTTCTTTGAACACATGTGCTAACATATGTCCGTTATACGGAGGTATGTTAGCGAATCATCGCCATTTGACTCTGGAGGGAATCGAACCCACGACATTTGAATTAGAAGTTCAACATTCTGTTCCACTGAATTACAAAGCCAATTGAGAACCCTCCTGGTTCTGTTGTTTTATGAGAGGTTTATCTTTAGGCTCCGCATACTTCCAAATAAATCCACCTGCTGTTTTACTGCGTCCTGATATATTGTTTTGTATATTTCGTCTAGTAACTCCAGTTTTAGATTCTGCTATTGTCATTGAATCAAATGAAGTTATCATCTTACCATCGATTGAATACTGTATCACTTTTTTACTGTTTGCTTTCCTTATTGCGTTTATTTGTTTTGTCATGTCTACAGTATTATTTTTATAATATATCTTCAGACCATCACTAATCTTCTTTTTCCCTTCTTCTGTTTGTGCATGACCTCCAATACGTCCTTCTGCTAATGCTTTCTGCCATTTTTCGGATTTTCGAAGTAATTCTCCAATATCATGTGTTTTATTAAATTCAATTGCTACTCGACGAGCACGCTCTCTTACTTCTGGATTCGCATTATATGCTTTCGTTTTTTCTCTCAAAATCTGTTTTGTCTCTTCTGTATGTTTTCTTCCTAGAAATGACATACCAATCAGTCCTCCTACCGCTACATTATAACCATGTGGCGACATCGTATTATATTTTAAAATATAATCATTCTCAAATCGAAATACATCTTCATCAAAACAAATGATAAGAACTTCAAACTTGAAGGCATCTTCTCCATATTTTTTAAATGCTTTCATTAATAATGGACATCCATTTCCATTACGAATTGTTGACTTATGTTGTACCCATCTATGTTCAACATCTGCTCTTATCGTCACACCGAT